GCGCATCTCCTAAAGGCAACGCCGAACACGGTTAAGCCAAAAGGAATAGCGGAGCGGTAGTTCAGCTGGTTAGAATACCGGCCTGTCACGCCGGGGGTCGCGGGTTCAAATCCCGTCCGTTCCGCCACTAATTTTTCTCCATAGATATCAGTGGTTTATAGCTGGTAAGAGGGCCAAAGACGCAATTTCGGACGCACTGAAACGTAAGAAAATGCAGGCCTATATCTAAGGAGAGCACATGGCTACATGCACTACCATCAAAGATAAAGCGACCGGGAAAGTAATTTCCTACCGTTTTCAAATCCGCAGGAAGGGCTATCGGCCCGTCAGCAAGAAATTCGATACCAAAGCTAAAGGCCAACGCTGGGCCAAAAAGACTGAGTCCGATATGGATTCAGGCAACTGGCAAGGCACAGCGCACAGCGCGCGCTGGACATTGGGCGCTGTCATAGGTGCTTACCTAAAAGAAGTCCACCCTATCAAGCCGTTTGGCAAAACCAAAAAGAACGCTTTACTGCGCATCCAAAAATTACCTATAGCTGATGTGCGTATTTCAGACCTTACTGGCCAGCACTTCTTTGAGTTCGCGAAGCACCGTCGTTTGACCGTGAAAGGTAAATCTGTGACTGACGACATTGGCTACATGAGCAAAGCGCTGGTGTTCGGCCGCGCAATTAAACTGATCCCCAATGCCGACAGAGCTCTTAAAGATGTGCGCCCAGTTCTAGGCGATTACGATTTAATCGCAGCAAGTGAGGAACGTGACCGAAGGCTAGTGCCAGGCGAATTCGAGGCTCTGATGTCTGTCCCCCACACAAATTACAATGGCGCGACACGAAATGACAAGCACAAAACTCGGTTGCGCATGAAGTACATCATCCCAATCGCTTTAGAAACCACGATGCGTGAAGCAGAGATTGCACGCATGATGTTATCGGATGCAGATTTGGGTGCGGGAGAGCTGATGATCTATAAGCGTAAGCACCCTACAAAAAAAGACACTAACGATCAGCGTATCCCATTAACGGAAGAGGCGGTTAAGGTATTGCGAGAGTATCTGGCCTTGGGCATCCACACTGTGGGCAAACCCATATTCTGGCCAGTGAGCGCAAGTAACATATCTGATATGTTCGCGACGATGTGTAAAGTGTGTGGGATCAATGAAGCAGGCAGTAGCACACGGTCTAACTACGACAACTTGGTGTTCCATGACCTAAGACATGAGGCGATTACGCGGTTGTTTGCAGAAGGGTATAGAGCGGAGGAGGTGATGTTGTTCTCAGGGCACACCGACATGAAGTCGTTGTTGCGCTATGTGAACCTCACGCCGGCCGATGTCCTACGCGCCAAAGAGATACGACGCGTGATCATGGAACATCGACTTGACGAGGTTCAGTTTAACTCTGCAATCTCAGCAGCGGACGCTGTGCATTGAGCGTCGACGTATGCCGCTAGGTCCGACAGGCGAACCATACGCTTTTTGCCTAGCGTGAACGTGGGCACTTCAAAACGCCCACTGTAAATGCTCTGCTGTAACGTGCGTTTAGGGATCTGTAATAGTTCACTAACTTCGTCCAGGCCAATGAACGGCTTCTTGAACATCGTTGTCAGATCAGTGAGTAGGGTCTGTTTCATAGGATTCAACCAATTTGTTGACATACCATTGTGCCTTCTTGACATCTTCATGGCTGTCCCACTTCTCTCTCCATAGGTATTTAATTGCGGTCGCTCTGCAATGGGCTCGGAATCCTTCCGGCCCTAACGCAGCTCGTATGGCGTCAATACATTCAATCCCAGTATCCGATTGATAATGCTCTGGCTTGTCTACCATGTCTTCTTTCATATTATTAGCTCTGCTTATATGGGTACGCAAAAAAAAGCTATTCGGATGGTGGGCCAGTGTGCCGATTGTCTTGGTAGTCGCAGCCGAATGACATCGTGTACGAGCCGAACCATTGTGCAAACCGCCAGTAGAATTTTGGCGTTTGATCAGGACAGCAATCTGTGAAAACGATCCACCAAAAATAGGGCTCGCGCATCCACGCCATCATCTTCATCCGCACCGATGACGATCGATCGTGTATTGTTTGTTGTGAATGTAGGTATAGCTGTTGCATATACTTACCCCTTAAAATTGAACGCCTTTGACCACACCCATCACGGTGATCTCCGGGTCGTTTAATAAAACTACTGTAGAAATACCTACTTGCGTGGGGTGATGGGTGCTAACCTCATCCCCATTGATACTGTTAATTACACGGACAATACATGGCCCTTTTCCATAACGGATAAGTACCTGATTGCCGACCTCCCAACTAGTGAGAGGGTCGATGATTGCGTACTCGCCATTGTTGTAGCGAGGTGCGTATTCATCAGTATCAATCTCGACCGCAAAGGCCTCTGAGATTGTGTGCGTCATAATTTTTGTTACCTTTCCTGATACAGGTTTCCCCGATAGGGTGAAAGAAACTGGAATTTCAACACTCGTTGTAGGGCTTACGGCATGGAGCATACTATACTCACCAAGGCCCTTTACCAAAACAGGAAGTTCGCAACGTAACATAGATGCTACGCCCAGTACCATCAATGGATTGACGGATACTGCGCCCCGTAACATCTGACTGAACATGGGTTGAGTTACCCCCAGTCGAGTCGCTGCTTGTTGCTGCGTTAAGTCCATTCCAGACTTATTGTTATGTGCTTTCCATGCATTCGTGATACGCCGTGACATTTCTAGTGAGTCACGGGATATGCTCCGCTTGGGAGGGGTTATTGCACCGGTTGCGGATAGGCTAGGCCTAATTGCCGCCTTTATTTTTTTGGTTACAGTCATCTGGTTCCTTCTCCATACAGATTTGCGTGAGCCAGTTTGCTATCTCTCTTGCGGAGATTAACGCTGGCAGTTCTTTGAGGCCGTATCCTTGCAGCCATTGATCCTTCTCAGTGAGAAGTATCCCCCCTTCTGGGCACCCTATAATACAAGCACAGCTTATTGAATGTCCAGACATTTTTATTAGCCATGCTAATTGTTGTGCAGAGAGGTTTGGTTTTATAAGTGTTGTGTCACGTTTTGGTAGTGCCTTGATCCACTTATACTCCACCCAGATGTTGCCTGAAGGCCCTGCGTACCAGCAGTCGGGCACACCACCTGCGTAGTTATCGTGGATTTTCCATTTGTGCATGTCTGCGGGTAAATGGCGGTGGACGGAGCGGATGTATCCATGCTCGTTCAAAAGGGTAGGGCCTCTTCACAAGGGCTCCATCCGCCATAAAAAGGGCACCGCTTCCGTACAGCGCCCGTTGGTCAGTGGCTAGGCCGCTTTTTCTGCAACGTTACCTGACAGATGCGCGTAGGCCTCTTGTGCCTTCGTGTGTAGCTCTGGCGACGCCCAGCCCTTACGAACGATCTGATAGTTGAGGTAGCTCTTGCCGTTCTTCTTGTTTTCTTCAAGAATGCCCGACACGCTCCATACGGCGGAGAACCGATCACCACCAGCAGCGGCAATTTGGTTGTTCCAACGGTTGGATACCTTAGCTTTGGTGCGAGGGAACTTCATAATCGCGCCGTTAGCCTTACCCGTTTCAAGATCAAGCACGAGCACATAATGGCGTGGGCAATCATTGACATCGTAATTATCAATGTCTTCAAACTCCATGGACTTGATTGCGTCTTCAAGTGCTTCACGCGTTTCAAATTCCTTGGTGTTCGTCGGCATGTCGACAAATGGGTAGTTGGTGTTTTTGTTCCACGCCATCCAGAAATTGTCGTAGTACACATTGACAACGAGTGCTTCCTTCATGATTTCGCGGGTTTGGTCGTTGAACATCATGCCAGGCTTAGCGCCTTCGATGAATTTCGCATTTGACTCATCCACTTCGTTGCTGATCTTCTGCAACAATTTGATTTCAGGGATGTCATCGGTAGAAACCGTTACGTTTTCGTTGCCCAAGCCTGCGGCATTTGATACGTGGTCTGGAGTGTCATCAACTAGCATTAGGTTGTTGACTGGTTTTGTAACTTCTTTTTTAGCCATGGGGAATATCCTCTATTTTTGGCACATTGGACGCTGGGCCCCTAATGGGGTAGCGATTAAATTATAAGCTGTGCTTATATATATGTATACAAGCACAGCCGCTTTTTATAGGGCACGTAGGTTTAGCTTACGGTCCTTATAAATTTCAACACCTGGAACTTCATGCCCCAAGTTTAGTAATTCACGAAATGCCGCCGCACTCATGCGCTTTTGCAAGAGGTAAAAGGCGTTTTCGTTTTTAATGTAGTCGTAGACAGCATCCCAGTCCTTCACAGTAGGGACATCTTGTTCAGAGATTGATACGTTGGCGCTTAAACCGCCGATGCGCTTGGCACCTTGTTCATCCATCTGCACGATGATCTGGCTAGACAGTTCTTTGAAGTCCTCTTTAAGGGCGTTGATCTTACGTTCATCACCTCGAATCACTTCACGTAGTTGGTGTGCCTGTTCAATCAGGTCACCTAGGTTGATTTTAGACATTGTCGTTCTCCTTGGTTTATGTTTTGTTGATTAGTCATCGTAATAATCAAAAGGCTCCATTAAAAATTCTTCTGTGTAAAAAGTATCACCATCGTGATGTTCTTTAGTGGCGATGTAGCCAAACACGTTAAGGTGCATACCTGACGGGCCGTATACTATAAAGTTTAGTCGCCTTCCATCTTCTTGGACGATCTCTTCGTCACCGTCTGCTACTGACCAGATTTGCGACTCGACGTACCCGAGCTTTCTTAGCTCATGAGGGCTATGTGCGTAATCACCATCGTAATCACCATTTTTAGACAGGCGTGACACCTCTTCAAACGGGAAGTCTGCTTCGTGAATTGTTGTCATAAGTCCTCCTTAATTTCTTCGTAGCGCATATCAACGTTGGTTTCGTTAAGTATTAACTCTATGATGTCGTCTGCTGCTTGGGCATCAACTAACAACAGATCCGTACTAGTAGAGCCGTTGTTAATGTCTTCAGCTGCGCTTAACTCAGCAGCCGTGCAGTCGTAACCATTGATGCCCGGCTGATACTCGGTCACCATATCCGGATTCCAAAACTTAAATGTTTTCATAAGTCCTCCTTATGCAGCTTTCGTGATCTGGTTGAATAGGGACAACAAGTCATTCATGTGCGCCATCTTCTCGCCCAGTCGTTCATACACTTTGGTTTCGTGTGTATCACGCGCTGCAATCATAATTGTTTCTGTTTTCTGCTTCTGACCCGCGCGGTAGATACGGCGGTTCATCTGCTGGAAATGCTCGGCATTGTACGACGGGCTACACCAGATGGTCGTTGTGCCCTTGGTCAATGTCAGTCCATGACCAGCGGCCTGTGGGTGACAGAAGATGACCTGCAATTTACCTGCCTGATAATCGCGAACGATCTCAGTACGTTTCCCAACGGGCACTGTGCCGTCGATAAAGTCATAGTCGATCTTCATCTTATCGGCCAGCTTACATAGTGCCTCGCGCTCATGACGCCAGTTAAATGCCACGACACTGTGCTTGCGCGCAGCGACCAGCTCCATAACGAGGTCATAGCGTTGAGTGTGGAACACTTTACTGATACCTTCCTCGTTGTAGATGGCCCCTGTGCAAAGTTGCAGTAGCTTCTTTACCTTAGCGCCAGCATGAATTGCGTTGATCGTTTCACCGTCCTTGGTGTCGATCATCGAGTCCCATGAAAAGTCCCGATATTGCTTCATCAACGCAGGGGGCAGGTCGATATACACAGTGTGTTCCGTGTTTTCGGGGACATCGATACAGTCCTCGAAACGGTACCGTATAGAAATGTCTTTGAGCATCCCTGCAACCGCATCTTCAGCTCCTGGCTTATCCCGCCATTGAACCATTCGTGGGTCAGGACCGACCTGTTGCGGTGAGCACACTTGGCTTCTAAAACCCCAGAAGCTCTTGCCTAACCGTTCACCGTCATCAACCAGTTTTGCCGGGTGCCACATGTCCAAAATGGTATTGGCATTGGGCGTACCTGACATGATGATGCGGTGTTCAAAATGCGACATGAGTGCAGCCACTGCTTTTGAGCGTTGGCTGCTGGGGTTTTTGAAGGCCGTGAATTCATCGATGCAGATCCATGTGAACCCTTTGAGGGCGTCTGGGTTGTTGATCAACCACTTCACAGCATCGTGATTGGTAATGGTGATGTCCACGTCTTCGCTGAACATTTGAGCTCGGTTCTTAGCGTACGCAACCGCGTACTTGAGCTCTGGGTTAAAGTTGTCGATGTCATCGCCCCAACTGGGCTGGAGGATAGACAACGGCGCGATGACCAGCATCTTGCCGTCCTTCTTCTCAGTGTAGGCTTGGAGTACTGATCTCGTTTTCCCCGTGCCGGGGTCCGATGTCACGATGACGCGACTGTTATCGGCGATGAAATCAGCGGTGACTCGCTGGTGGTCATATAAATCCGGTGTGTCCTTAAAGAACTCCATAGTTCCTCCTAGCGAGCAGCTACCCAAGCCAAACTTGGGCGACGCAACTTTATGTTGTTAATTGCGAAAGGGACCCAACGGCATGTGAGCTTTTCGTAGCCCACGAGCTTCTTAGCAATGATTAGAACAACACTGATGAATAAACCACCAATGATGCCCGCCATCATGCCGCTGTAAGTCCCAGCGAATATATACATGAGTCCAATAGTGGCCACGATGTCGATGAGGACGTCGTAGCCGAGGACCCGTTTAAAGCCGACCTTATACAGCAGGAATATAATTCCCAGTGCGGTCAGCAAACCGGCGCTTAACATCTTGATACCTCCCGATTAAATATTGGACACAGTCCATGGCTAGCGTGAAAATATCGTAGGCATACGCTGCCCAGATAAGCATATTAATTAGTGCGGTTCTCAACATGATTGGAGACCTCCCATACAAGTTTGACGAGTAGCGCAGCAATCATCAGCACCATAACGATGGTGGCGACGTAGCTTAATGCGCTGGTGAGTAGTGACAATGCCACTGCGAGCGTTGCACCAATCGCCGTATACTTGAGGTAACGATCCTTGGACAATGCTCGAAAAATTGAAAAGGTCTTCATAGAGCCTCCATGTAAGTGAGAGTGAGTTAAAGAGTGCGGGGTCACCGAGTAGATTTCACACACTACAAAAGGAGTCTCGGCCCCCGCTGCGGGTGTTATTCGCCCCACCGCCCGCTGGGGTAATTCTTTTTTACGTGCCCCAAACCATTTGGTTAGCGGCAGCTAATATAAAAATGTTACCTAGGATGGCAACAGCTATACCCATTAAAATATCTAACATGTTATTCACCTTTATCTGTCCTCAACTTCATGGTGGTTTTTTAATCAATGACGCCCCATTCGCAGGCACCGCTTTTTGCGTAGTGGCACCATCTACAGTTGTGGCGAGAGGGTTTAGGTTCAAATTCCTTGCAGGTGGTCATCTTCACAGCACGGGCGTGAATGCCCGGTTGAAACATGAGCGCTTGTTCGCGGGTGTAGGATTGGATCGTGGGGCCGTGGTTCTGGTCTAAGTACCACAGCTCTGTCTCGATGTACTCCAACTTTGGAAAGCGCATGAAACAGGCGACGGCATAGACCATCAGTTGCGCGCCGTGCTTTAGCTCATTGTTCCACTTCTTACCTGTTTTGTGGTCAATGGCGCGTCCTGATGTCTCGCTCTCTTGAACGAAGGCATCCAGTTTGATCCGTGCCCAGGTATCAGGCACAGCCCATCCAGTTGGCTCCCAGGCTTGCGTGAAGGCCCAGTCACCCTCGACTTCGACTTTACCGTCCTCGTAGTCCTGACGTAGCAGTTTGAAACTCTCAGTGTACTTGTTCAGTTCCTCCGGCAGTTCACCGATGAAACCTTGGACATAGTCCTCGGCTAGGGTGTGGATTGCAGTGCCTCGTTCAGCAGCTGCGCCAGAGGGCTCTTGGATTTTCTCCACCTTGTTGAGGTAGATGCGGTAAGGGCACTCTTCAAACTTTGTCAGTGTTGAGAATGACCAGGCCTTTACTGGGCCCAGCTCTAGCTCGGCGTTAGCGATCTCATCGATCTTGTCTTGGTCAGGTCTGTCACTTGCGAAAAAATCCATATCAGTGCTCCGTAGGTTGTGTGTCAAATGTGATGAGGACGTCGATAACCCCCTCCCTAAAACGGGTGAGGTCTTTTTCCTCGTCACATAACTTGGTTAGCTGAGTCAATATGGAGTCCATTAACATGTGGTAGATCTCCACATCGGGATGCGACATATCACATGTCAGCATGAACTCAGCAGGGGTTAATGTAGTGGTGAACTCTTGCTGCATAGCACCTCCTTATCAGTACTTGAAAAATGGTGCTGGATCAGTTCTTGTTGTCCGTAGTCCACTAGCTTGAACCGCTTCATAAGACCGCGTTTGCGTGAACCGTCGGCGCATTTGATACGCTCCATGTTGACGCCACGTTTACCGAGCATCTTGGAAAACTTCTCTTTGGAGAAGGCTCGACTTTCAATGGCATTACACAGTGTGTGTAGTTCCTGCGTTGAAACGGCTTCGTCTTGGCCAGCATTGGCTACCCACCCTTTGACAATCCGTTCAGCATTCATCTGCGTGTTGATGTCATCGGCTTGAGAGGCATCTATGCAGAGGATTTTTTCTACAAAATAGTCCAGGTTAGCCGTTTTAATAGCTGTGATGAAATGGTCAATCCACGTCATTGAGGCATCACGCATCAACTTCTTGGCGTCATTATCTAATGGCTGATAGGCTTGGATAGGGTCGGCTTCAAAGGCATTGATAAACTCAACTAGATGAAACAGTTCCTGATCACGATACTGTTTCAGGTCTTCCATCATTGTTGGGTAGGTTGCTAGGATCGGCACCTCTTGACGCTTGCCAATGTTAAATCGGCGGTCTGTCTGGGAGATACGGATCACATCAATTTCGTTTGAGTTGAAACACATGTTGGCGTAGAGGCGCACTTGCTTTTGAGCCTTGTGCATACCACGCACGGTACTGAACGTTTCAGTGACCATGTGTTTTAATTTATTCATCATCCGTGTGGACGAGATACTGTCAGTGACTTTAAATTCATCCACCACCATGAACAACGCGTCTTCGATGAAGTCGTTGAACTTCTCCTCAACGTTCTCAAGGGTTTTATAGGCTGCATGTTTGCCATACAGCGGGTAAACGATTTGGTGGAAGAACAGGCCTTTACCTGTGCCCTCAATACCCGTGAACACCCACGCTGTGGTGAGCTTCTCCTTAGTCTGGAACGCATACGCAAACCAGTTGAAGAAATGCTCGAACTCCGCATGGCTTGACCCGACCATGTGGTACATGATTCGGTACAGCGTGGGGCACGTTTGTTTTAATAAGTACGCTCGCCCATATTCCTTTTTGTAAAGGTCTTCCTCAGCAAGTTCCGAATGACGTAGGTACTTGGTGGGCTGGAATGTGTTCACAAACCGATTCTCGACGTCCAATTGAACATTGGTCTTTGGGTTGAACTCACGGTCCCAATCTGGGATAGGCTCTGGCAACTCCTCGCCATGGTTGGCCATGAAGTCTTTCAGGTTTGCTTTTTTTGTGTTGTTCAACCGCATGATGAGGTCGTTCTGTGTGTCGTAAGTCAGCGCGTAATGCTCATCTGTTGCGATATCCCGAAACACGTAAGGTACAGGGATGTTCGCTGAGCTAATGTCGTCACTGAACTGCTGGCAGATGGCCTTGTAAAAGTCCATGTCCACATCTTTCATTCTGAACGGCGGCTCATCTTTGAAATTGTAGACGATCTGTGGGTTTTCTTTAGGCCACCAGTACGCGTTGCTGTCGCCCATTAAGCCATCTTTATCCTGCAAGTTGGCATAACAGAATGTGTCGTTGAAATAGGACAGGTGCATTAGGCTGCGGTCCGGGTTCGTGAGAATCTCAACCACCTTGGTGCCGTTGTTTATGCTCTGCATACGCGCCGTTTTTGAGGGTAACCCAGAGGATTTACGCAACGCTTTTATGGCTTTCGTTATTAACAGATCAATCTGCTCAGTAGTACACCCATCGAGCAGCGGGAGTAGGTCAACAGTCGGTTCTTGTTTTTCAACGAGAAGGATACGGTCCTCATCTTTAACTGGGTTCGCTACCCCTTGGAACATGGGCGGCGCAATGTAGATGAGTTTGCTGTTATCTGCGACGGTACGATCACACGGATACTTGAGCGCTAGGCCGTTGCTGCTGAGCATCAACTGACCTTCAAATACCGGCACATCGAAATTCAGCTTAGTAAGCCAGCCTTTCAATGTTTTAGGGTGCACAGGGTTCGTCAACATAAAGTCTAAGTGCATGGACAAGCGTTGTTGTTTAAGGCCTGAAGAGGCACTCGCTGTCGCAATGTAGCTGATGTTGTGGAAATCGTCCGGCAATAACTTAACCAGGTACTCGGCGGCGACTTGGATATTAGCTCTGCTTATATTCCCAGTCACAGGATAATCAGGCGTGAAGCCAAACTCCTTCGCCTTTTCTAAATTTAGGCCATCAATGTCTATCGTAATCCAGTCCGTGACCAGGGTCTTTTGGGTAAGATCCTTACGGGACTGGTTCTTCAGCTCTTTCTTTAGCTGGCCTCGAAGCAGTGCGTGGCCCTTAGAGGCATGCACCACCATGAGCTTGTGCATCTGCTGTAACCCTTCAACAGTGTTGTTGATGTGGTATACGTGAGAGTTGAATTTCGCTACGTTGGGGTAGCTCTTTTTAGTTGTAGGTGTAAATACTTTAGCGAGGCGATCACCGTTGCTCGCCTGCATGAATGTCAAAACGCTCATTTTATATGTTTCCCGTCAGATAGCCTGTAAGGATATAAGCAGTGCTTATTACTCGTCAAGCACTTTGTATATATCTATTGGTTATAGGTCTATAACTGGGGGTTTTTTCGCCAGTAGATCTCCTCTCGATCTATGGCAATGTTGGGGGGTGCCTCGAAACTGAGGCGGACCTGACCATTTTTTTGTGGGGGGAGTACAGTGACCTTGATTAGTCCTGTATCGGTTTGGATAAATACTCGCTGCATTTCGTTGCGCGTTAGTACTAAGTTACCGTCCATTGTAAAAAACTCCTGTTTATTTGCTGTAGTTGTCCGCATAGCCGCCTTCCGCGTCTAAGGGTAATTCGGTGGCCCACTGAGGCGGCGTGCGCATAATGTCGTACATTTTATGGATCGTCTCCTCTGCGTTGGCTTGTGGGGCTAAGCCCACTAATTCGTCGTGAACTTGCAGCACCATACGCCCCCCAATCTGGGTGAGGTATTGATCAGCTGCGAGCATTTGGTCTGTTACTACGATACGGGCGAGGGCTTGCGTGATGTTTTCACACAGTTTGCCGCCGTAGAGCCCTGTTTTATGTCGCCCGGTGCCAAAAACAATTTCGCGCCCCTCAGTTCGTAGGTTGGGGTAACGCAAATACATGCCATTTGGGAGTTTGATTTTCTGGTGCCGTATGATTAATGGTCCGAACGCATAGTTTGCGTTGCGTTGCATCATTGCGGCGATCGCGTTCTCGCAGCGGGCCCAGTACTTCACAATCATTGAGTTGGCGTTGCGGTAGAGATCCACAATGCCCTGCACTTCGTGAGGTTTAAGGTCCACTGGAGGGCCGAGCGCGCCCATTTTTAGGGTGACTCGGAACTTTTTAGCGCCCATTTGGTAGCCGAGCCCTAGTACGGCGCACTTCCCAAGGAAGCGTTCGTCTGGGTGCTCGCGTTTGTTAATGGGGCGGTCGTAGATTTTTGATGCAAAGTCGCAATACACGTCGCCCTTTGCGTGGAACACCTCGAGCATCGAGCGCTGGTCAGCGAGCCAAGCCAGCATTCGTGCTTCGATGTTGGAGCTGTCCGCTACGAACACGTACTGCCCATTAGGCGCACAGAGCGACTTACGAAGTTCGCTGCCTCGCTTGAGGTTTTGTAGATTGAGTTTTTCACCGCCGCTAAACCGCCCAGTGTGAGCACCGTAGTAGTTTAGGGGGACAGGAATATGCCCATTACAGCGATCAGCAGTAAGCAGCAGACGCTGAGAACGAGTAACTTCCCCCGTCGATTTAACCGCTTGGCGAGCCGCCCAAAGGTCATCGAACTGCGGGTTGTCTCGCATGAGCTTTTGGAACCCCAGGTCGGCTTTCCCAAGCGCGTGCGTCGGTTTACCTGTAGTAGGACTAATTTTACTTGGCACTTTAGTACCCAAAGCGTCCAAGAGTTCCGCAAATTGTTTATTTGACGAGAAAAGTATGGGGTCATCGTGAGGTTCTCCAAGTTGTTCAGTAACGAATGCCAGGCCCTGCACAATGCGCGCTGTGCGTTGTGTTGCGACCTGTTCGAGATGAGAGGCAACACGCGCTTTGTCCAAGACAATCGCGGGTTCACAGAACATTTTTGTGGTGAGGTGGATCAGGTCTTGCTCACTTTCAGGGAACTCACTGATCATTGACTGATAGCAGTGGTAGGTGAGGTGTACGTCCTGTTTGCAGTAGCCCTTTATGGCTTCTGCAAGTTCAGCGTCGAACACTTTGATTCCTTTTGAGTCCGCAAGTTCGTCACCTTTGCGCATTGTCTCGTCATCTGGGAACAGGCGTATGCAGAGCTCTTTGAGCGAGGCTGATCCAGTGGGGAACAAGGCCTTGGACATACTGCGTGTGTCAGCGTAACGAGTGGGGTGGATGTCGTAGTGGTGGTGTAGGATGAAGCCGTCGAACTTTGTGTTTTGGCACAACAACAGGCAAGGTTCATTGAACGTTGCGCGTAGTGCCGGTTCGATAGCACCATCGGTGTAGTACTCAGGTGATCCATTGTCTATCTGGATACCTACACCATGGCATTTGTACCGTTCGTCGGTGACATACTCAATGGTGTTGAGTTTTTTGAGTGTGTAGTCCTTATCGTAGTAAGTCTCGAAATCGAGGGTCACTAATCTCACACGTTCCTCCTTGGGTTATTCGGGTAACTGGTCTGGTGCAGCGGCCAATGGGCGTTGTTCAACGGTGAATGGCTGCTTGCTCTGGGTTAAATGGTCCAATAATGTCTGCTTGTTAATACGCTCACCACCTGGCAACGCCATTACATTGGGTTGCCCAGGAATTGAGGGGATCACACAGCCCTGGGTGATAATGCAGTCGTGCATCTCGTATCCGGTTTTCATATGCTTCCCGCTTATATATCTAGCTTTGAATTATAAGCGGTGCTTATGCTTTCAGGCAAGGCTTTTATGCCATAAAACGAGTTTCCGTGGTGTGGCTATCGAGCCACTCGATGCCTTCCTGGTGATGCAGCAATTCCTGCCCGGGTTTCTCCCAGTAGGCATCAAAAACTGCGGCCTTCCAAAAGGCAACCACTTGGTCTGACACAGGGATCTCACGTTCCATGTACACGCCGTCAAACTGCACGTCAAACACTACGTCGAAACCATCAATAAGTTTTTCATAGGTGATAACGTGGTTGCCGATGACGAGCTCAACTGTATTTCCTTGCGGGCAGGTGATGTGCTCAGAGATATTGATGAGGTTCATGTCGAAAAGGTTCATGGGGTTTCTCCTTAAAATGAGGGTTACATTACCAGTGTATTTGGTACTTTCTGAGATCGCTCGACAGCATGCATTCGTACATCCTGTCGTCGTCTTCGTTGTGCCAATGGCTTAGTAAGGTGTTTAGGTTTTGGGTCTGTTTGTTGCGCATAATCGTTCTCCGTAGATATGCAGCAGCCTAGTTACCCGATCCAGCGAGCGCCCATTATTAGGCGCATAAAAAAACGTTGCAGCCAATTAGGTCGACCATAGAAATGGAACCGACCTAAAGTTGGTGACTCCGTACGTTTTGCTAAGGGCAGGTTAGACTTAGGTTTGAATGGTTGCCTTCTCGGCACCCTTAGTTCAGTGAGCTTAGCCCCGATTGCTGCCTCCGTTCGGTTTAGGCATCTACCTAGTTTTTTATTGCTAAATTGCTGGTAGCTGTCGCGTATATAAGTAACCTCTTCTGGGGTCCACTTACGGTAATGCGAGGTAGGGTTTTTCACGGTTATATCTCCTTATGGTTTGTTGCGGAAGTCTGAGTCGTCTTCCGCTTTTTGTCGGAGGCCATCGACGATGTCAGTGGCTTCTCCAATGTTGCGTACATCTTCTGGCTCATTGAGCCTAAAGGCATACGCGACAATCTGTAGCTGAGCAATCTCTATATCACTGAGTATTGCCGAAGGGTAATATGCCCCTTCAAGGGCATCACATATTGCAAAATATTCGTGGGCTTTAACAAAGCGCATTGTCTGTTCCTATCTATAAAACCTGTGTCTACCAATCGTTGCTACAGGCTCAAGTGAATTTGCCCAGCCCGGATGAACATACGTTGCATGGTAATGCGTCGCGCCGCCTACCAAATCAGGTAATTCGGGCGATAGGGCCAGTGATGCAATCTGATTTGCTCGTAACCAAGCAGTGGCGTTTTTTGGCGTATCATTGGCCCCGTCACATGCCCAGGAAAACTGACATTTGTGCAGTCGACCCGGGTACTTATTGTGGTACACCACACCACATACATTATCTGGGTATGTTGAGCTCTCCACTCTGTTCAGTACGACCTGCGCAACAGCCAGCTGTTCGATCAGCGGTTGTGAACGTGCTTCGTGGTACACGTTGAGTGCAAGGCAAAAAAGGGCTTCAGTAATCATAATATTATTAGCGGTGCTTATTTATTGTTAATGTACAGGGTGCAATGGGCGTTGGTCAACAGTTATTATATAGGCAGTGCTTATATTTTAGGCCACATCGGCATTACATGTTTTATCTTCAAGACTGGTGAGCTTCTTTTCAAGCGTATTGATCCGCTCAGCCATAGTGTTGTATAGAACATAGACTGCTGTGTAGGCATAGGGTCCGCCTTGTGAGGCTTCGAGTATGTCACCGGCGTACTTCAACGCCTTTTCAATTGTGTCTCGTTCACCAAACATCTGTATTTTTCCAAGTAGGGTGCTCATAGTGATTTCTCCGCAATATAGTTTTGTAGGAGTTGGATAAGATCATCAGTCGAGTCGCATAGGCTGACATGCTCGGACTTATCTTCCCAGTAATTTAGGCTTTCAACTTTAAAATGTAATTCGACTTCATATACCTTTTTGGTGTGGTTGCTGATGTCGAATTGCAGTCGGCTTAGCTTTTCAGCGGCTCTTGCGTACTCTGCATCTACAGAGCGCTGCTGTTTGATCTTTTCGGCAAGCGCTAGGACTTCTTCTTCCGTCATAATTCCTCCTCACCAAAGGTCTCTTCATATAGCTCCTCGAACTCTGAACGGAACATATCTTTCACATCATCTTCTGACATATAGTTAAGAGCGCTTAGGATTACTTGATCTTTATCTAGTACGCCTTCGTCTACTAACTCAATGAGTTTATCGGTTGCTTCTCTGACTATCATAGTGATTTCTCCATTTCTTCTATATCAATAACTTCAATGTCGCCATCAGCACCTACTAGTGCCCTAAATTCTTCAATGGCTTCTAGTTCGGCCTCTTGTTGGCTTTCGGCTTCAACGTAGACTCGTCTACCTGTCCCGCCATAAACTAATGCTGAGTATTTTTTCATGACTCGCTCTCCTCTATTTTTTCCATTTCATTCCACGTTTTGAACAAAAGCGTGCGTAGGGTCGTGGACAGTTCTTTTAGTTCAACCAGTTCACATCGCCCTACGAGTGAATCGTTGGGCTTGGTCTTAGGTGGCGGGGCAAGGCTCGCTGGGGTTGGGCCGAGGCTGCTAGCAGTTTGTGGGGTTTCAACAAGGGAATCCGTGACCTCATAGTTATTTAGGAATTCAAGCAGCCCCGACTTGTCCGTGGGAACGTCCCACATATCGTATTTGCCAAACGCTTTTTTTGCGTCGGCTTGCGTACCCGCCCATTGTGTTCTGCTTTCATCAACGTAGAGTTTCATGATGCTTCCTCCGCTTCTTCCTTGGTCCATTGGTACTCCGCAACGGAGATCATTCGGGGTTCTGCGTGGCAACACCGATCACACCAATGACTGCAATCTGGGTCGTCGTAGACTCTCTGCCGTCTGTGTTTGACGACAAGGTTGTAATGAACTTGATCGTTTTCTCCGCAGCTCTCGCAGACTAACGTCTCGTCCCAATCAAATGTTACAAAGCTCATAATTATTTCTCCCCGTCTTCAGGCTCGAACATGCTGGTTTCCCCGCAGCTTTCACACCATACGGGGGTGTCAGGGTCATTGTTAAAACAGTCTGATCCATGATTTACATACAGGTTGTAATGAACTTGATCATTCGTCCCGCAGGACGCACATACTCGGGTTTCGTCGTATTCAAATGTTGCAGTGATCATAATATTTACTCCTTATAGGGGCTGTTAGATTGCGATGTCTGTTGGTGTGTCGGCGTATCTTGAGCCGAGCATCTCGTCTTCGATCATCGTCCGTAGTTCGTGGTCGGTGAATCCGAGGTCCGTTAGGACGTTGCCCACGGCTTCAGGGAACACCTCAACCATCTCATCGATCTTCATCGTGCTGATGAACATTAGTTCGTTGTATGGGTCGTTGTATGGGTCGTTGGCGTAGTTGCCTTTATAACTCAGGTCATACATATCGAACGCTGGCTCGTTGTCATTGACATCACGTACGGTGGGTAGGGCCTCCCAGTTCACCTTAATCAACCGGTCCAGCAGCTTTACAGCAAAGCCAATATCTTGGGTTTCTTTGACCGTGTGCTGCGCCCAATAACCCACCGAGATGTTGGTACACTCTTGGATCATGTGGGTGTAGTTTGCAGAGTCTGTGAACACACCGCTGTCATCGGGCTTATAATCAAACCCAGGTGTTTGGTTCAGCTCTGCGGCTAGGGCCTTAGCGAACTCATCTGATGCACACCGCCCGCCTTGGTGGGTGATGACATCTGAGTAGTAGTGGCGATCGAACGCGATACAGCGCTCAATGCCCAGTGACTCGATGTAGTTCTTGTTAAGTTCAGCGGAGGCATCTGAGCCAGTACCACCGATCTCTTCTTCCCGATGGAAGACATAGAGCCCTGGTACTTCGGCCTCGATCATGTTGAGCATGAACCAGATGCCTGTGCCGTCGTCTGCACCCAGTTGTGACTTGCCGTCAGTGAACAGATGCTCTTTGACGCCGTCGTATTGCAGCCTGTTTATAAAGTCTGCATGAGGTTTTGGGTGGACCGTGTCCGTATGACAGCTGAACATCGTCCTTGTTTTGGTGCAGTTCACAGGGATGAGTACGTTGCCGAACTCGTCTTGGTGAGCTCCTGGGACGCTGAGCAATGTGTCGGTGACGAACTGGTTCTCACTTTCAGAGCCCGCTGGGCGTTGGGTTGCTAATATTTTAAACAACTGTTTGGTATCGAGCGTGGGTTTGGTTTCCATAAAAGACAACATGGTGTACTCCTTTAGGCCGCAGTGGCTTTTTCTAGTGTGATAGGTTGGGTGGTGTCCAGCAGGTGCCAGATTCCGGCTTCGTCCATGACGATGTCGGCGCTGTCTGCGTGGTAGTACTCACCTTCGATTTCGATGGCTGTTTCCTCAAGCAGGTAACTACTGTGGTGGTTTGAGTAGATTATGTACTCGCTAGAGACATCCACCTCATCGATCTCGAGGTGGACTGAGTCATTGACGTGTATGAGCTCGTCAGAATGGTCACACATGACACAGTAGTCTTCGTGGTGATATTCATCGTGTGACTCGAGGTAGCGGACCCCGTGGTACTCTAGTACTTGCACATTAAAGCGGTAATATTCCTCGTCGCTCTCGCAGTGGACGGTGTCGTCGGCGTATACCCAGTCCATGCAATCAGATGAGCTACTGACGTATGCATAGTGGAAATTGTTGTCAATGCAAGATTCACAGACGTTATCGTCTTCTACTCGGCGGGTTCCGCCTTCCCCGACATTGTCGCCGCAATGATCGCAGTGCTCAGTGAGTGCCTGTTCCAGTACCCCTGTGCTGTAATTCGGTTGGCATTCACCCTGACCCTCTTCGGTGATACACAGGAAATCCGAGTACTCGTCCACCATGAGCCCACCAACATCTAGGTAGGGGCAGACGATTTGGCCACAGTCTGTTTCGAGTTTCTCGATGTGTTCTCCGACAAGGGCATTCTGATTTTTACCATATCCGCCAGCGTCCAGATGGGTTTCCATCTCCCACAATGCGCCATTCATTGCGTCATTGTTGTGGTAGATCTCCACGTAGTCCTTACGGTCTTCGACCACAAGCGACCGGGCAGGGATGACACCGTTCTCTAGCTCAAGGTAGGCAACTTTTATGTTGCCGTTAGCCAGTACACTGATGGGTAGCCGTCCTGTGGAACATGAAACATCGTACCAATCTATTGGTTTCGTCATACATGAGCTGGGTCCGTTAAGGTACACATGCTCGAATTCTGCTGGGGTGGTGGCCAGTTTGAACGTACAGGTCTGTTCTGTGTTCATTTCTGACACTGCACCACGTACTTCGTCCGATGTAAGGTCGAAGAACTTATTTAAGAATCGACCCGGTTTGGTGGTGATTTGGCGGTCGTTATCGCGGTAGTTCGTTTCGGGTGGCTGGTAAGCCAACTGACCGGGGGACTCGCTCGACATGTAGGGAAATAAACCGTACGGGTTGAAAAAATTCTCAAGTATGAACGCCGGTTGCTTGCGGTACTTTCCAAATGTGGATGGCGCAAACGTTCGAGCGAACTCACGCTTGAACCACAGCTCGTTGTACTCGGGTTGGGTGGATAGTGCGTTGAGCAATGTGCGTTGTTTGTGTGTGCAGGGTTCTATGTCTGCACACAGCGCACGTTCCCAGGCTTCAAAGTTTGGTAGGAACTTATCGAACTCTTCTTGCGTTTGTATTTTGCGTGGGGCAGTGGCCAGGTCCAAATTGACTACCCCTATAAAATGGCCAGAAAGATGACGTGGGTCACGTACCGTCTCTACGCCATAGGGGAACAGCTTGGCATTCGGGTTGTACACTAAGTAATGTTGTGCATCCGACATAAAAAACACTGCGCCTTCGTCAGTGTGCTGTTTGTTTTGGTCGAGCGGGAGACACCGTACGTTGGTCGGTGTAGCCGCTTTTGCGGGTTGGTGGTAAGATAAATCAACCGTCCAATGACCGACGGTCGGATAAATAATATCGTTTTTCACCGTGCCATGTGCTGTGGGGAACATAGGGGTGTTGTCCACGCCTAAGCAGCGGTTGCGGACGACAAGGACCGGCGTATCATTTTCTATTGTGTACTGGGGTGTGATGATTGACATATTATAACTCCTTATATTTAACACTGGCTTCTATTAGCTCAGCTTATATCCTCGGACAAGAGCTTGCTTATCGTGGCTTCTGAACATTTCACCAAATTGGCGATCTTTCGGTGGCTGAGGCCATGCATGTTTAACGTGACTACTGTGCCTCGTGGAATGCGTCGCTGGTGGCATAGCGTCGAGGTGAGTCCGAGCAACTCTGCACGCTGCTTAATGGCAGGGACGCTCCGATCTAGGTGCGTGGCGATCTTTGATGCAAGGGCTACACCGTAATGCTCAGTGAGGTACTGCTCATCGCGCGTTGTCCAATGGGCGTAGGTCATTGGCGTAGCTCCAGATCTTCAAATTGGGCTTCAATCCACACATGTGCACCACATGACAGTGGTTTTTTAGGGCTGTACACCACTTTGCTGGGCCCTTGGACCAACACTTCATGGCAATAGTGGTTTGTTTTGTACGTTTTCACCGTAATGCACGGGTTGGTCACGTCATTTTTACGGTTGTCACGTATGACATGCTGATTGATGTGGATCTTAGCTTTCATTTCTTCTCCGTTACTTCAATGGCTTCTGATCGTTGTCCAATGGCCACGGGAACCAAGTCCAACAGTCAGTGCATACTTTTAGGAACTGTGACCGTATTTCACCTAGGTGTTTACCACCGCACTTCGGGCATTGCTTGGTGCTCATGTGAATGCTCTGTGAGGTTCATAGTCGCTGCTCTCAATCACTGCGCACATTGAGCTGATGTACACGTCGTCGTCTTTGAGTGTTTCGTTGTAGAGCGCCTTTGCTTCTTCCAGAGTTTCAAACACAGCCCATTGGTCCTGGCTGCCCACGTTGTAGCAGACAATCCAGCTACGTCCGCAGTCGTTTTCAACAGTGTCGTCGATAATATTCATGTGTCCATCTCCCATTGCGCTGAAAAGTCCCATGCACCTAGTGCGTTGAGCGTTGCTGCGGTGCTATCCGTTGCCCATTCGTGTGCATAGGGCACAGCGAGCCAGGCAATGGTGCAAATGTCACTCGGATTACAGCCTTTTAGCAGTTTGTTGTGGTGCGTATTCAAGGTGGAGACCATGTCGCGCTGATATTCAGGCGCTTTGGACTCAATTTCCACACTTTGCAGGTATTCCCCGCCGTCCTTTGCGCGCAGTAGCACTGCACAGAGCACTGACCAGCGGTATTGCACGTTGGACAGTGCCTCCACCATGAGTTTTGTGGGGTTAGAAGGCGTGTTTGTGCATAAATTCACAAACCGCACCTTGGTGTTGTCCCCACCAACGAACACTAGCGCTGTTTTACGCAGTGCAACGGTCGTTAGCTTGTGCATTTTCTTGTGGGGGTTGTACTTCTTCCTGCGTACCTTGGGCATTGTGCGTTGTCCTTAATAGAAATAATCAGCGAGCTCTCGCTCTAGCTCTCTTTCTTCTCGGCGTATCTCGTTCGCTGCGCGCCGGACGTTGTTCATATAGTTGCTATCGAGCGCCATTGCAGCGTTGGTCTTCTCGACACGGCCTACAGCGGCGTTTTCGTCGTAGACACCGTCCACGAGCCAGTGGGCATCGCGCGTTGCGAAGGGGTCCTTCTGTTTGGTCAGTGCCATAGCTGTTCTACGATGGCTTCCTCGACGTCCACATCATTTAAAAATGACATGTCGCCGCCTTGTTCACGGCGCACTGCCGCTGCGCTAAGTACAGTAAAGTCCATGTCGCTGGGTTCACCAGGATCGACACTGTCCACTGACATGTCGGCTGGGTAGCCCGGATTAAAATGGGTGATGTCTACGTCCACGAGCCAGTCGCCGACGACCACAGTGTGATTACCAAGTATATTCATGGGGATTACTCCTATAAGTAATATTTTTAGCTGGTTTTATGCCGCTAAGGGCAGGCGTTTATAGGCTTTATCAAGCAATTGGGGGTGGTGGTGCGCAAAGTAGAACTCCACGTCTTTTGGAACGTCCTTATCGAGCCTCATCCACGCGTTATCGCACCGTGCAATGGCCCACATAGGCGCATTGTTCTTGCGGGCATGGATAATAAGGGCATCGATGCGGTGATCCGGCATTTTGTTGAACTTGCTCCAAGCGCGTAGTGCCGGATAGGGCCAGCGTTTGTGTTGGATGGTGGGTGACATATTGCTCCCTGCTTATAAATGTAATGACCTTATAATAAGCCGTGCTTATAATTTAGGTCAAGACTTATTTTCGTCTGCGAGTAAATTAGTTAAATAGGCATCGGCCTGGGCCCGGATGTCCTTGACCTGATCCAATGCCCGCTGCTCGTTGTGCGCTGTGCCTTGTCCAAGGGCATCATCGTGCTCCTGTTGGAGGCGTTTGCGGATGGTGTTGTGTAGGGTTGTCTTTGTCATCCCTGTCATTTGTGCAGCCTCTCTGATGCTGTAGCCACCGTGATTGACTAAGGCGACTGCGGCATCCTTGACTGCGGGATGGATGAATTTACCTTGTGGCATTGCTTACTCCTAACACGCGGTCAGTTCGTTGATTTCATGGCCGTGTCTATCGGCCCACTGAGATAAGTGTGCAACCACCTCTTTCCATGTGTTGTAGGCCTCTGGTGGCCCCCAAATCTCTTCCATTTCGGCACCGTTTGCCCATGTGCCTACCATCAGTGCGGCTCCATCTGGCTCCCACTCGTTGTAGCAGTCAATGTTTTCTATTGTTTTCATACGTCCTCCTGCCCAATTTCGGTTTGCGCGGCGATCACTTCACAATTTGTGCAGTAGATTGAGTAGCCTTCGCCGACACACGTTGCTGCTTCATATTCAGCACATCCAACACATAACTCGCCGCTAAACAATTTGCGTGAGGTGGCGTCCATACCTTGTGGCATTACATACTCCTGTAGTTTTGGTTGACCAAATACTGGTCTTCACCTACAAGTGTAACAAAACCACGGCGCAATGCCTTCTCTAATAACGATTCTTCGTCCAACTCGAAATTGAATGTGGGGGCAAAAGCTACCCACAATTGCTGGCGGGTGAGGGTGACGACCTCGTCTGTAAGCTCTGTTTGTGACATAATCTACTCCTTGCCCAATGGGCGTTGTGCGCTGTGCGTTGTGCGCTGGTGTGGGTAAGGCTAGGAATTATTCCTGATTGCGAAAGTAATGGCCGTCAAACTCGATGTAATCCACCATCAGATCACGCGCGAAAGCGTCATAGTCAATGTATAACTGCATAAACTCCGGCACATTAGGTAAATAAATCTCATCGAAGAAGTTTTCTGCGAATTCACGATCTGAGCCCCATTGCCCTTGGTAGCGATCTTCTATATCGTCCAGCTCAATGCCTAGATCCAGTCCAGCGCAATAGGCTTCGGCGGATAGATGGCTGCTTTCGATTAGATCCATCAACTCCCAAAACTTATCGCTAATATGTGACTCATTTATATAGTCGTCAGGGATATCCTCCCAATCTTGAAACATCAGTTCGGGGTCATCTTCATCACTATGCAACTCCAAACAGGCTGTATAAAATCCCTCACGGTCGTCATAGTTATTTAATGTCATCCACTTGCCGGCTAAAGAGCCGTTGTTGTACTTGGCATAGGTGCCAACGTATATTTGTGCAATCATCATGGGTAATCCTCGGTTAGTTCAGCATGGATAGCTGGGCGTTGTGCGCTGTGCGTTGTGCGCTGGTCAATGTTCTATTTGCGACGTTGGACAGGAGATTTGTCCATTTGCTGTCCCAAAATGGCATTTGCTGTCCCAGATATTACTTTGATGAATGGTTTAGGTGGTTAGTATACAGTAATATGGATAGTAGTCTGGTCAATTGGTATGACCCTTGGATAATCTCCTGTCCCAAACGGCGATTTGCTGTCCCAAAAGGGCGTTTGCTGTCCACAACGGTAAACTCGGAAATAGTGATACTGCTCGCTAGCCCTGTGATACCAAGGGTTTCAGAGCGTCGTAAAATCAGGTATCATTGTGGACAGCAAATGAAAAAAGGGCCTAATTTGCTGTCCACGCTACAGTCCGCTGGTGGCAAGGCTTTCAAGCGCATCTGGACAGCAAACCACCTTTTTTATTTCTTATATTCATGAAAAAACAGTGTCTATGGAATAACCAGTATACTGAAAGTCAAAAACTGCTGTCCATGATAATGTCGACATTATTTGAACTTTGTATGTAGCACTAAGGCTAGAGGCCAATTTAGGTACGTTAGTGACCGCTAACATTGAACGGTCATTCAATATAAAACTGTTCAAAACGCGACATTCGTTGTCCAGTGGCCAGCGCCCGGCGATCCGTGCCCATTGTGCAGGGCCTGGCAGTGTGACCGGGGCATAAAAAAAGGGCCCCGAAGGACCCTCTTACTGTGCACCTTGTGCGTTGGTTAGATCAAGTGCGCGGTGGTCTGTGCCACCTTGTGCAGCTGCACCACGACGTCGTCCCGTTGGGCGTTGGCCGCGAACTTCGCTTCACTGCGGGCTTGGTTCTCCTGCTTACGGCGCTTCATGTCACGCTCTTTGGTAATCCACAACTCGTAGCGCTCCTCGCGCGACGTCGTGGGTTCCATGCCGAAGCTCTTGTTGAGCAACACGATGTCAGCGACGGCCTTGTTGTAACGCTCGGAGGCGTTGGTAATGGCCTCGAACGCCATCTCGTTGACCTGGATCTTGTTTTGATCCGTGTCGCTGGCCACCGTGCTTTGCGCGCCGCTGGCGTCCTGTGTGCCGTACACGCTGCCCGTGGCGCGCACCTGGACGAGCGACTCAGGGTCACCGGCCACGGACTGCGCACAATACTTCAGCAGCTTCTGGTTACTGTCCATGGCGAGGCCATAGTCGTTGCCGAACATCTGGTCGTAAGACGCGGGCGTCTGGAACGAGGCGATGTTGGCCCAGTTGGCAATGATACCGAGTTGCGACACGGCGCGATCGGCAATGAAATCCACCTGCTCTTGCAGATAAGTGCGAAGGGCCTCGGTCAGGGTAACCGTGTCCGAAGTCTCTGCACTCTCTGTCCAAGGTGCGTCGGTGGTGTTGATGTCGGCAGCAAGTGCCTTAGTAAGTACTTTAGTCATGATGCTTCTCCAATGTATGTTGTGCCCGACGATGGGCGTTGTTGCGAACGAACTGCTCGCGGGTCTGCGTTGGGAAATCGGCTTCCAGCCCAATGTCCCATCGATACTCTGCTCGGCGTTCCGCTGCCAGCAGCTGCTCTAGGGGATCAGGCCCTAGCCCTTTTGGTACGATGTCGTACATGTCATTTACCTCCTTATGCGTTGAATGACACAAGAAAAGGACGAACGCGCAACGTGCCTTGGCACGTTGCGCGCTGTCCCTTGGTCTCTTACGGTGCATTGCTACTGCTCTGCGATCTGCTCCAAGCAGATGTAGCAGCCAATGCAGAAGCAGGCGTACAGCGTTGCACTACGCCCATCGATCGTCGCCAGCACGGCAGTGAACACCGTGCACAGGCCCAGTGCGCCCCATTTAGCGTTGCTCATAGCACACCGCCAAGCGTGATGACATAAATGGTGAGCAGTGCGCCTATGAATAGCAGCGCAGTGATTGAGGTGAAGAGGAATGGTTTCATGACAGTGCTCCTAGCCCACTGGGGGGGTGGGCATAAAAAAAGGGCCCGAAGGCCCAAAGGTTAGTAGTTGTGGTGGAAGGTGCCCGCTTTGAGGGCCGTGACGTTGTATGTTTGTGAGAGGTGGTGGTAGCGGGCTTGGCTGACGTGAGCCGAGTGGGTGTGAAGGAGGTGCTCTTGGAGTTCAAGGTTAAGTAGGTGCAGGGCGTGGGGCAGGGGCAGTTGAGGTTTACGCGTGCGTAGTTTAGTGAGTGGGTTAGTGAAGGTGGGAAGGGTGAAGGTGGGGATGGTGAGGGTGAAGGTGGGGGTGGTGAGTTTCATGAGGATTCTCCAGAGTTGTGGGCTGCGGTGTCGAGTGCGCGGTGCTGTTTGATTGACCAGATGAGGATGAAGGGGAAGACGAAGGGAAAGAGGATGAGGCCGAGGATGAGGCCAATGAGGGTTAAGAAGGCGAAGGTGAGTGTTTTGATAATGAACATAGTAGATCTCCTAGCCCCTATTTGGGGGCTGTTGCAGTGTGGATTTTAGTTTTGAGGGTGGTTTTGGCTTGGTTGAGTGTGGTTTTGGCTCGGTTGAGGGCGGTGTTGAGTTGTTGGGTTGTGGTGGGGATGGTGAGGGTGATGGATGGGATGGTGAGTTTGATGGTGTTCATGGGGTAATCTCCTAAAGTTAAAATGCATAAAGTTAAAATGCATAAAGAAATGACGAACGGGGCGAGCGAAGCGAGAAACGGATAGGGGTCCCTTGGGGTAAAAAAGGAAAACAAGGTTCCAATATCGGAATCGGGGAAGGGGGGTGGTTGTGGGACGGAGTCCCAAACCCAGCGAGCCGGGATCATGGAGTATTATTTTGCAAATAATTTTTTTAAATTTTCTATACGTGATACTATAAGCACTGCTAATATATAGTAGGGCTATTGTTGGAAGACTTGCAGAAGAGGCGTGACCAGAAAAATCGGAGCCAGCAGCGTCGCTATTACAGCGCGGATGGCAGGCCAAAACAGAGTTTCAAGACCGCGAGACGGCGCGCAACGTTAAAAGGACTGGAGTTCACCATTACACTCGATTGGATGGTGGATCAGATTGCAAAGCAAGAAGGGCGCTGCGCAATGACGGGGATACTGTTCGACTACACAAAGGACAGACGATACACAAAGCACCCATACAGTTTAAGTTTGGATCGTATTGACAACGCACAAGGGTATACGCCAGATAACACGCGGGTGGTGTGCGCAATGTACAATTATTGTAAAAACGTTGCCAGAGACGAGGACGTAGATTTTTTCGCATGGCAATTGATTCAACATAAATTCGGCACTAGACCGAAATAATATATAAGCAGTGCTTATAGGCCAACATTATGGAACTAGCAGAAGACGCTTTTGAAAAAGAAGTAGAGGTGCTACCGAGGTTAACCCGGCAGCAAGAGCAATTTGTGCGCTTCTATTTACTTGGTTATTCATCGCAAGAGGCAGCGAGCAATGCAGGACTCGACAAATACCGTGGCGCACAGCTACTAAAGAGCCCTGTAATCCAACGCACGTTGACCCATTTCAGGAACATGGAGTTTGAAGCGGTCGCAGTGACGCGTGAGAGCATCACCAAACTGTTCTTTGAGGCGCATCGAAAGAGCGGTACATCGACCGAAGAGGTTGCTGCACTGCGGGAGATCGCCAAGATGCATGGGCTCTACGAGCCACAAAAGATCCAGACGATCAGCGTAAATATCAACTCGGAGCGGCACATTGAAGCAGCGACCGACGCAGATTTACTCAAGTTGGCGGGTCTAGGGGATACGCACTTTGATCCTGGTGCAACGGTCGATGGCGAATTTACAGAAGTGGGGGTGGCTGGTGACAGTTAAAGACACGAAAAAATGTTCGTTTTGCAATGAAGAACGTCCGTTGACGCTGTTCAGCAATGAAAAAGCTCAAACGGTCTGCCAGAAGTGCAAGAATTTCGGTGATCGCCGTGCCTATCAGGCCATCATCAAGGACCCGAAGCGTAAGTGGGAGTTCTTGAAAGAAAAAGAAGATGAACATAAGGCTCGGGCAGCGGAAATGAACGTGAAGCTGCATAAAAAACGCGTAAAACAGTCGGAACGAGACACGTTGGAAAAGCAAGACCTAGGCAAACAGCCTGATTTCAAAGACGACGAGGGTGTTTTTGACCCTCAGATGGCGGCGAAGGCCGAATTAGCGAAGCGCGAGCTGGCTCGGAGGCACCTGTTGCCCTTTGTGCAACGGTTCAACGAGCAGTACATCCCGGGTTGGGTGCACAAGGACATTTGTTTGCGCCTTGAGCAGTTTTCAGACGACGTTGCGGCTAAAAAGTCACCGCGTTTGATGCTGTTCATGCCGCCGCGCCACGGAAAATCCGAATTGGCGTCAAAAACCTTCCCTGCATGGCACCTTGGGCGTTACCCAAATCACGAATTCATTGCCTGTTCCTACTCTGGCTCGTTGGCCATGGGGTTTTCGCGCAAAGTGCGTGGTCTGTTGCGTGATACGCAGTACCACTCGCTGTTTGAAACGCGACTTGACCCTGAATCGCAGTCCGCTGAGCAATGGCTAACGTCCGTTGGCGGTGGTTACACCGCAGCGGGTGTAGGTGGTGCGATCACAGGTAAGGGTGCCCACATTTTAGTCATCGATGACCCCGTAAAAAACCGCGATGAAGCGGAATCGGCGGTGTCGCGACAAAGTGCCAAGGACTGGTACACGTCAACGGCCTATACACGTCTCTCACCGGGCGGTGGCGTACTGGTGATCCTAACCCGTTGGCACGATGATGACCTCGCAGGCTGGCTCCTAGAGCAGGAGAAAGACGGCGGCGACACATGGGAAGTGATCAAGTACCCCGCCATTGCCGAAGAGGACGAAAAATACCGCCGTAAGAACGAACCATTGCACCCTGCACGGTACGATTCGGACGCATTGATGCGGATTCAGAAGGCCGTCGGTCCCCGTGACTGGTCAGCGCTGTATCAACAAAACCCAGTTGCCGACGAGGGTGATTATTTCAAAGTTGGCATGTTCAAGTACTACCGCGAGGGGCTGCTCGATAAGAAAAAGCTCAAGGTGTATTGCGCATGGGACCTTGCGATTGGTAAAGCGGACCGAAATGACTTCTCAGTGGGCGTCGTGGTGGGCATTGACCAAGACGACAAGATGTATGTCATGCACGTTGAGCGTGGTAAGTGGGACGGTTACGAGTTAGTGGAGAAAATCCTCGACGTTTATGAGGAATATCGCCCATCGATCGTTGGTATAGAACGAGGTCACATCGAAATGGCCCTTGGTCCGTTCCTACACAAGCGCATTGCAGAGCGAAAACTGCATGAAATGTACGTGAAAGAGTTAAAAACAGGGCGCAGAGACAAAGAAGCTCGTGCCCGTGCCATCCAAGGCCGGATGCAACAGGGAATGGTGTTTTTCCCCAAATTTGAATTGTGGAATGCAGGTCTCATGGCCGAGATGCTGCGTTTTCCAAACGGTGTACACGATGACCAAGTCGATGGCTTGGCGTGGGTCGGACTCATGATGTCCGAATTCAGCACCGTAGTAGATAAAAAAGAGTCCGCCCCATCGTGGAAAGACAAACTCCCAGGATTATTGGCCCCGAACCACCGTAAATCAGCGATGAGTGCATAGCTATGGCAAAGAAGACGAAGACCGATCCCCTTAAAGAAGGCAAGATTGTAGAAACAAACTGGGCTCGGTACGTTCGGGCACGAGATGCAGGTCATCTCGACTACATAAAGACCGCAATGAAATGCGACCGATACTATCGGGGCGAGCAGTGGGACCAAACAGACATTGATGCGTTGGATTCAGAGGGTCGCCCACACCTAACGATCAACACCATTTTGAGTACTGTTAACACCATACTGGGGGAGCAAGCCTCTAAACGTGCTGACACGCAGTTCAAGCCCCGACGTAACTCCTCAGATGAGGTTGCGGCAGTGCTCACCAAACTGTACATGCAGATTAGTGACAATAACCAGTACGATTATTTGGAAAGTCAGGTGTTTTCTGACGGTGTAATCCAAGATCGTGGCTATTTTGACATCCGCATGAATTTCGATGACCACATCGAGGGCGAAGTGCAGGTCACGGCGGAAGACCCACTGGACATTTTGCCTGACCCGGACGCCAAGGACTATGACCCAACCACATGGAATGAGGTGATTAAGACCAAATGGTTGAGTTTAGACGACATTGAGCAGCAATATGGCCAAGAAAAAGCCGACCGACTGCGCACAATTGCCGAAAATGGCGAGCATTTAGGCCGTGATTCAATGGATGTAGCCGAGGCACGCGACGTGACCTACGGTGACACCATGAATAGTGAGGTACGTGGGGGTGATTTTGACGATAAACGCACCCTGAAAGCCGTCCGAGTGGTCGAAAGGCAGCACAGAAAACTGGTAATGACCCCACATTTTGTTGATCCAAAGACAAAAGACATGCGTCAGGTGCCAGAATCCTGGGACGAGGAGCGCACGGAGCTGTTTGCCAAGGAATATGGCCTAGGCATGCTTAAAAAGCTGATTAAAAAGGTCCGGTGGACCATCACAGCGGACAATGTTGTGTTGCACGATGACTGGTCACCTTATAAAAACTTCACCATTGTGCCTTACTTCCCTTATTTTAGGCGTGGTAAGCCATTTGGTATGGTTCGCAACCTGCTTTCGCCTCAAGAACAGCTGAACAAGATCAGTTCACAAGAGCTGCACATTGTGAATACCACAGCGAACAGCGGCTGGATCGTGGAAACAGGCTCGTTAAACGGGATGACCTCGGACGATTTGGCAGCGCGCGGTGCCGCAACGGGTCTAGTACTTGAGTATAACCGTGGTTCTAGTGCTCCAGCGAAGATCTCCCCGAACCAAATCCCAACGGGCCTTGATCGTATTGGTATGAAAGCCGCCAATAACATCAAAGAGATCTCAGGCGTGTCTGATTCAATGCTGGGTCAGGACAGCGCAGAGGTGTCAGGTGTAGCGATTCAGGCCAAGCAAAATCGTGGTCAGATCCAAATCCAAGTGCCACTGGATAATTTAGCCAAGACACGCATGTATGTTGCCCAGAATATCCTGTGCCTAGTGCAATCGTTCTACTCCGAGGAGCGCGTAATCCAGATTACCCGTGACGACGACCCAATGAAACCCCGCGAAGAGATCGTGTTGAATCAAATGACGCCAGAAGGCGAAGTGATAAATGATATGACCGTCGGTGAGTATGACGTGGTAATTGCAACCATGCCAGCGCGTGACAGTTTCGACGAGTCCCAATTCGCGGAAGCCTTGCAACTACGTCAGGTGGGCATCGCGATTCCGGACGACGCCATTATTGAGTATTCGCATTTGCAGCGTAAAGGCGAATTGGCCAAGCGTATTCGTATGTTGACCGGTGTTGAACAGTCACCTGAACAGCAAGAAGCCGCACAGATGCAACAACAAATCCAAATGGAACAGGTCAAGTTGGAGCTACAGAAGCTACAAGCCGAGGCTGCAAACCTTCAGTCGCAAGCCATGCTCAATACGGCGAAGGCAAACGACTTAGAAACGCAGCCTGACAAAGAAATGGCTGAACTAGAACTTCGTATGGAGCAGAAGCGACAAGAACTGGATGTCCGTATGCAGCTGGCCGAATTATCCTCGATCCAAAAACAGCAAGCATCCGAGACCCAAGCAACCACCAAGATCGCGGCAGAGATGATGCGGCTCGGTGGTCAACAAGAGGCTTAAAAGCCCAAGCATGTAGTACTTTAAAATTAATATAACTTGGAGGCCCTATGCCTAAATCCAATGCAGCAGAAAACTTAGAACACGATGAAAGCTATGACCAATTTGCAGGAGCCGATGCAATCGAACAGGACGACCTTGAGGGCCTTGATCGCGGTGACGATCCAGAGGCTGTGGTTGAGGAAACCACCGAGGAAGTTGCCGAGGAAACCACCGAGGAAGTTGCCCAGGAAGTTGCCGAGGTAGAAGCTACTGAGGGCGACGCAGAAGCCGCTGTGAGCGACGAACTCGAGGAAGAGGAAGTCGTAGAAGAGGACGTAGAAGAGACCGCTGAAGAGACCGCTGAAGAGGCTCCTGAAGAGACCGAGAAGGCCGAGGAAAAGCCACACATGGTGCCGAAGTCCCGTATGGACGAAGAGATCGCTCGACGCCGCCAACTGGAGGACCGTTTAGCGAAATTGGAAGAGGCCGCTAAGCCCAAGGAACCAGAAAAACCAGAATTCGATTTCGATTCTAAGGAAGCTGAGTACATGGAAGCTGTCTTGGATGGTGAGACGGACAAGGCAAAAGCGGTGCGCAAAGAGATTCGTACAGCGGAACGTGAAGCAATGGCCAGCGAGCTGCGAAATGACATCAGTAACACAACTAATGTCACCAAACAGCAGTTGGATTTAGATGCTGCCGTGGCGGACATGGTTGCTGCGTACCCAGTGTTGGACACATCCAGTGACCAGGCCAATCAGGAGATGATCCAGGAAGCCAACGAACTGATGGGAATGTACGCTGATACAGGCATGCCATCGGCAGACGCACTGCGTAAAGCGGTTCGTTTAACCTTGGCATCCAATGCGCCGGAATTGCTCCAGCCAAAAGCTGTTGCGACAAAGCCCGCAGCCAAGAAACGCACAACGAACGTTGAGCAGAAACTGGAAGCCGCGAATAAGCAGCCAGCGAAATTAGCGGGCGAGAGTGCGACCACACGGACTGAAGAAACGATCGACATCACCATGATGACTGATACGGACTTTGACAAGTTGTCTGAAGCCCAAATGAAGCGTTTACGCGGTGATTTCGGCTAATGCGAGAGGCAATTACGACTGCCTACGTCGAGGAGCATCCAGAACTGCTGTTTTTCGATGGTTTGGATGAGGCCATTATCGGCGTTAATTTGTGCATGAGTGGTAACCCTAGGGTTGCCTACTCGGCCCACAAGATCATGGTATGCCTCGCAGAACGGGGCATGGGGTATGGAGAAGCAAAGGAGTTTATGGAGTTCAACATCGAGAGTGCGTACCTCGGTGAGTACACGCCAGCGGTGATTGATGACCTGTTCTAGCGCGGTCATCGTTTCCCTTAATATATAAGCTGTGCTAATATATACGCAAAGGCCCGTCTTACAGTACGACAACTGTCCAGGCCTAAGTTTTTCGACTGCCACACGATACGTGGTAGCCCTCGCCTAGCTCAATAAGGCCATGAGTTCGTCCCTCTTTAAAAGGTCGCTATTTCGTTCGGACACGACACGTCCAACACATGCAGTGGTTGTCGCCCCTGCTTGATGAATGGCGACTTTTATAAGCAGCACTAATATTATCTAAGAGGTAAATACTCATGGCATTAACTAATTTTGCCGCTCTGACTTCAGAGCAAAAGACCGTATGGTCCCGTGATTTTTGGAAAGCAGCTCGAAATGCTTCCTTCATCAACCAATTCGCAGGCACTGGCTCTAACGCCATGGTTCAGCGTATCACTGACTTAACCAAGAGTGAGAAGGGCGCACGCGCTGTTTTAACTCTACTTGCCGATTTGTCTGGCGACGGTGTTGTAGGCGACTACACATTGGAAGGCAATGAAGAAGCGCTATCTAGCTCTGACATCATTGTTCGCATTGACCAGTTGCGTAATGCAAACCGTTTGGCTGGCCGTTTGGCTGACCAGAAGTCCATTGTTAATTTCCGTGAAGCCTCTAAGGACGCCTTGGCGTACTGGATCGCTGACCGTATGGACCAAGTAGCATTCTTAACCTTGTCTGGCTTGGCATACACCAAGAAGAACAACGGTGGTGCTCGTGCTGTAAATGCAACTGGCCAAAACTTAGGTGACATGGAATACGCCGGTGACGTAACTGCACCAACCAGCCAGCGTCATTTGATCGCTAAAGCTGATGGTACTGTTGCTACAGGCAACTTAACCGCTTCTGACATCATGGGCTACAAGACAATTGTAAACCTTAAAGCCTACGCCAAAGACCACTATATCCGTGGTGTACGTGGTAAAGGTGGTGAAGAGATGTTCCACATGTTCGTAACCCCACAAGGCATGGCTGACTTGAAGTTAGACTCTGACTTCTTGGCCAACGTTCGTAACGCAGGTGTTCGAGGTTCAGGTAACGGTTTGTTCTCTGGTACTTCAAGCGTAATGGTAGACGGCGTGATGGTTCACGAATTCCGCCATGTATACGACACCTCTGGTGAAGCGTCTGGTTCTAAGTTTGGTGCTTCTGGCACAGTAGACGGCCAACGCGCTTTGTTCTGTGGTGCACAGGCATTGGCATTAGCTGACATTAACGATGCAGACTGGGTTGAAGAAACCTATGACTACGGTAACCAGCATGGTATCTCCGTAGGTAAGATTCTAGGCTTCCGTAAGCCTAAGTACACCAGCATGGTAACTGGCGACACCCAAGATTTTGGTGTGATCGCATTAGACACCGCGCTGTAACCCAATAGGGCCTCTTCCCCCGGCCTAGCGTAGCGTCGGGGGCTTTTTGGAGTTTTTATTATGTTGATTTCTGATAAGGCACTGCACATTGCTTCTCTAAGCGGACAATCCGTTTGGTTCGAGGCTGGCGTAGCGCAAGAAGTCCCCCCACTTATAGTGGACGAATGTATTGCTGCGGGTGCATACCCAGTCGGCAAACAACCACAGACAAAAAAATCAGTTGCTACATCTGCAACGGTTGAAGTAGATGAAGTCTCAGATGAGGATCAAGCTATGGAAATCATGGCCGCAATTGAGCAACTGATGGATAAAGGTGACAACAAAGCCTTTTCAAAAAATGGTGATCCCAGAGTCCGCAGTATCGAGAAGATACTGGGCTACGACATCACCTCTCAGCAACGGGATACAGCTTGGGCTGAACTAAGTGAGGCGTAATGGCCATTGCAGCGAATGATATCATTAGTAAAGCACAGATTGTCCTGCAAGATGTCGCGGGAGGCCGTTGGTCTTCTGCGGAGTTGCTGGGGTGGCTAAACGATGGGCAGCGAGAAATATGCTTGCTCAAACCTTCCGTAAGCGCAACCAACCAATCCATAGCGATGGTTGCAGGCACTAAGCAGGCAATCCCGGCTACTGGTCTCCAAGTATTGCGGATTGTGCGCAATTTAAGCAGTGCGGGGGCAGGCGGAAAAGTGATCCGTGTAATCAGTCGTGATGTGCTCGATGTACGGCAACCACTTTGGCACAGCGTGACAGGCACAACAGTTGCTGACCACTACACCTTCGATGAGCTAGACCCACGTACGTTTTACGTTTACCCGCCAAATGATGGCAACGGGCACGTCGAGGTTGTTTACGCCGTAGAGCCAACGCAAGTTGCATCAGGTGGGAATATCTCTATCCCAGACATCCACACGAATAATTTGCTGGACTACATCCTTTATCGTGCATACGCGAAAGAAGCCGACCACGCGGGCAACGAGCAGCGCAGCCACCAGCATTATAAAGCGATGGTCAGCTCCCTCGGCATAAAGATCCAGTTGGACTCCGTAACCAGCCCGAATACGCGCACAGTCGCACAGGTATAACCCATGAATTACAAAGACATGGTCAGCCTACTTCCATACCACATTGCAGGTTGCCCTGACTTTGTGGCGGAAAAGGCGATTAAAGATGCAGTGCTCAGCTTCTGTAAACGCAGCGGGGCATATCGGGCAACCCTCGACCCAATCATGACAGTTTCAGGTCTGTTCGAGTACGATGTTGACCTCCCGAAGAACACAAACATTGTTGAGGTTCACTCAGTCACCCTAGGTGACAAAGAGATTGAACCCGATACTGAACAGGGCGCAACTCATGCGAACCCAAAGTGGCGGACTGAAAAAGCCACACCAACGAACTACATTCGTACGGACAATAAGACGTTGTATTTGGTCCCTGCACCTATCAAAGCGGGTGATGTGGTCACTGTGTATGCGTCGATAAAACCGACATTGTCTGCCACGAGCATCTCAACCAGTTTTGTAGAAGACTATGTTGACGGCATCATGGCTGGTGCTTTAGCCAACCTGTTTAACGCACACGACATGCCGTGGGCTAACCCCCAGCGCGCAATGAAACATGAGGCCGAATTTGAGGCCCACATTCGCGATGCTAGAAACAAAGCGGATGGCCGAAGAGGGTCAACCCGCAGGACCGTTCAGTACGGTGGCCTGTAATGGTAGAGCTGATCCCCGCAACGAAAGCCAGTATCCGTAAAAACTACGAGTATTTTCACGGCGGCATGTTGGAAATAATCCGCAAAGTGAGAGCGGAGTTTTTGCCTGCTGACATCTACCATCAGCTGATGTCGGGCGAGATCCACTTGTATTGGGTTGAGGATGGATCAGACCGTTTAGGTTTTACAATACTCAGCCAATACGATTCAGGCTATGAGCGGGTTCCCACGTTAATGATTGACCACCTTTGGTTACGTCAAGGCGTAAATGTGTTCGCCGAGGCTGTAGCCGCAGGGTATGACCTAGCCGCCGAAATAGGCGTTGAACGTATTGAATTCAATTCTGCCCGTTTGGGCTGGGGCAAACGGGTAAAGGAACTGGGTTTCTCTCCTGTCTGCGTAACATATCGATGTCAGGTGAACAAAAATGGGTAGTTCAGCAACAAAAGTACCGCAGGGCGCACATGAAAAAGCACTGGTTGATAATGCAAACACGATTACGGACCGCCATAAAAGTCTGTACCGCCCCCATGAAGCGGGCCTTGTTAAAGAGTCTGGGCGCGATGTTTCTGGCGTCCTTGGCGGTCGAGCAAATGCTGATATGGCTCAGGCCTTTAGTGGCAGTCAAGGTGCCGGCTTGGGTACTTCTAATTCTAGTGGGGGCTTTGGCAGCGGTCGCTCTATGATGGGCCAGTCTAAACAAGGCGTTGTCCAAAATAATGCTCTGGGCGGCGCACTGGCATCAGCCGATGGCAAGGCACAGGATGTCAAAGACACAGCCCAATTGGGCGCACTGACTTTGGGTCAGGGTGGGCGCTCAATTGCCATGAGAGGTTTATCGAATGCCGCTAGGGCTCAAAACGAGGAGCTGCTGGCCAAAGCACAAGCATCAAGCAGTATGCAGGACACTAACATGGCATTCGGGGCGGACCTAGGAGCGGGTATGTATAGAAAAGCCAACCCATTCGACACTTCAAAAACGGACGAACTGATCGCCCAGTTAAAGAAATTATCATAAGGCAAATATTATGGCGCAAGTGAAAGAGTACGAACTCGGAAAAACGTCTAAAAGTCCTAAAGACCGTTTCGTAAACCAAACAAAATATGGCATGAACGACGCTGCAAAGGACGAGTACAGCCTACGTTCACGCGAAGCCGCAATGAGCGGCGACTCATCCTGGGGCGCTATGTCCGAGGCAGAGCGCGTGGGTGCTGCCCGTAAACCCCAAATTGATGCAGCCAATGCACGTAATGGTGGGAACAGCGGCGGTAATGACGGTGGTAGCCAACAAGTGGCGTCCGCAGTTGAGTCAGGACCAAGCGCAGGCGACACGTTAGCCAGCATTACCCGTGAACAGCTTAAACATTACCTAGAGACCTATGGCGACATGGAAGAGGGGATGCTGGCTGACACAGACAGCACCGCCCTAATTGATTCCGCTAAAGAGTCTCAGGCGCTAGGCCAACAGGTCTCAGCAGGCATGCAGCAACGCACAATGAGCCGATATGGCGCAAGTATGACACCTGCCCAAATGGCCGCTTCAAAACGCATGAACTCATTAGGCAACGCATCCTCATATTCGGGGGCTGTAAACAACTCTGTGCTTGACCAACGTGACCGTAACTTAGGCCTGAAATCATCACTGATGGGGATGGGTAATGAACAGCTCAATACGGCATTGGACGGTTTAGGTTCTGCCGCAGGTATGGAGGCGTCAAGAGAGGCCGCATACCAACGGGATAAAGCAAACGCACATGCGTCAAACATGAACATGTTAGGCCAAATTATTGGCTTCGGAATGGGATTCTAAAAATGGCTGGATATAACAACCCAATTTTAAACGCGGTGCTGGGTCGCCAACAAGCAGAATTACAGAACAAGCAGTTTGAGGCATCGTTGGCGATGCAGCTGGGTCAATTCACAGAGGGTAAACGCCAGTTCGGCATTTCGGACGAGTTCCGCAAAAAGGAGCTGGCTGCGAGAACCCCCGGCTTGGAAGCCACCGCCCAGGCACAACAGCTGAAAAACCGCGCTCTACATCTGCAAGAGGCCTTCCACAACTTCCGTAATAATATAATGGACCCTGAGACAGGCGCTTTCCCCACACCCCAACAATTGGCAGCGGACCCTGCATGGAACAATAGGGTCACTGATTTTTACAACTCCCCTCTCATCAGAAAAGTCTGGGACAACAACGACAGTGGTAAAATATTCAAAGGCTGGGTGCCCGTCAGCGAAAAACAAGCAGTCATGGAACTACACGACCCCGGCGCGCCCGAAAAAAGAACCTTTGTAACAGAGAAGGGTACGTCCGATCCAGATGATAACCCATTATTGGTGGATGAGGCTGGGTACAACCGATTCAACGGGCAGATTATTTCACAGATGGAACACGCGTCAGGGATGCTGGGCCAATTTGGGCGCGCCGCCCTACAAGACACCGGTAATGCCAGCCGTGCGCAAACTGCTACGGCACTTGAAGCGACGGCCCCGTTAATAACCCGATCGACATTAAACAATGCCGTGCAACCGCAGCAGCAACCACAGCAGCAACCACAGCAACAGCAACAGCCAGTAAATACTAGCGGCCAAGCAGTAGTGGAAGTGCCCGCAGCTTATGGCAACGAGGCAGGCCAGCAATTAGACCTGTTGACATCTGGGTCAAATCCCAGAAAAACAAATGTCACTAACCAGCGCAATATTCGCAATCTGTTAAGGGACCCCCAATGGGCTGTTGGGTTGTCCGACTTCACCCCGGACTCATTGGCCAACATCTCCGACACCCAGTTACAAGGTGCTGCCGAATTCCACGAAGAAGAGATTGATGTCCTTCAACGCCAAGGTAGAGCTTCGGCTAGGTCGAGTACCGTAGCGCCCCTAAGCGAGCTAGATGAGGAAAAAATTGTTGGGCACCAGTTAGCCCTGGATGAAATCAAGAAGCTCGCAGCTAATCGGGTCCAGATTGGTCAAGCCACTGAACAAAACGGGATGGCAAACAAGGCAATTGACAACGCTGTTACCACTGAATCAGTCAGCCAAAATATGGCAACCAATCCACAGATGCAGCAGATGCTCGACCAAGCAATACAAGCAAAAGTTGGCACAGAGGGGCAACAAGTAGTAGACACCGTAACCGCTGCGGGGAACAAAATCGGGGGGGTTACGCCCGGAAAAAAACTGACCAAAAAAGACGTATACCAACTCCTACTACTAAAAAACACCGAGACCATAGATCAGGCTACATTTAACCGGTTTATAGACCACGGTGTCATGTCTAGCGATACAATAGATCTGGTCAAAAACAACGTCAACAAGCGTGTTGAGCTGGCTAAAAAACAAATGGAGCTGACATCCGACAAGAAAAAAGATTCGGATTCCTTCATAAAGACGTTTGATGCCCTGAACGTAAGCGCCAATGAAAACCCAGCGCAGTATTTCACCAAAATGTTTGCTGGCTATAATACGGGCAAACTGACAACTGACCAGAGTGCGCACCTTAGCATTCAAGTGGGTCAGATGCTCAACGACAGGTTCAAAATCAACTTTTTTTCAGACCCGTGGGACTACCTCGTTCACGGGACCTTCGACTCGGAAGACGCAGCAGTGGGCATGAGCGGGTATGCGCGTGAAGGGGGTAAGATTTTCGCCATTGACCCAATCACTGGGGAGAGACGAAACGACATGGACGTGGAACTTACTGACTTTGACGGGGATGTACAAAACTACCTTTCTAATGAGCTCAAAGGCGTTTATGAAACCCGAGCACAGAACATTCAGGCTGAAGTTAACCGCGTGTCCAGGAAGATTCAAGAGGGTTTCAGCAGTGTCGTTGAATACAACGCCGCTGTAGCAAAAGTTGCAATGTTGAGGGAGCAAAGTGCACAGTTGACACAGCTACAGCAGGGTAACTAATGAGCGGCTTCGACATAGACCAACAGATAGCTGACCTTGAAAAGCAACTAGCCCTTGAAACAAAAAGCAACGGTGCTATTGGCGACATTGATCTGTTGGCGGCTGACCTAGAAGCAGGGCAAGTAATGACTGACCAAAACCTGTCTGCCATAGAGGCGGGTTTTGAGGCGGGTCGCAAAGGTCTCATTTCCTCTAAGCATACAGCAGCAGCGGCCTTTAATTATTTAGCAGGGGATGAAGCTACAGCACTCGAGCACCTTAAAAAAGCTGAACCGATTGACGGTCAGATTGGTCGTTTATCCAGCCAATATGCCAGTTTTGAAGAGTTTATTGAAGACCCTGGTTTCAGTAACTTTGCAGAGATGTCTGTGTTCAAGCTGGGGCAAGCTGTACCTTCAGCCATTGAAAGTTTCGCCGCCGGTACAGCTGGCGCAGCAGTAGGTTTCACGTCAGGCGTGGGCGTGGGGGCAATCCCGAGTTTCGTAGGCGGGGTGGTGGCCAAAGGTCAGATGAAACGGATGGTGCGCGACGCGATCATCGATTACTCAAAAGGCAATGCATCTAAGGAAGCTGTGGACGTTGCACAACAGGCGCTCAAATTAGCCGCAATAAAGAGCTTCACAAAAAAATCGGCTGTGGTCGGCGCGATGAGCTCCGGTTATTACCAAGGTGTTTCGTCCTCTTTTAAAGAATCTATGGTGACCGGCCAAGATCCAACTGATGCCGCAGGCATTGCAGCGTTGATCGGTGTCCCATTCGCGGTTGCGGACGTAGCGCCTGAAATACTTTTTGTAAAATCACTAGCTAAGCTATCGAAACTGAAGAAAGCTACATCACCGTTAAAGGTATTCGCAGGCTCTGTTGTGAGACAAGGTTCTGCGGAGACACTTGCCGAGGGCAGTCAAGAGTCCATGATTGTCGCGCAGCGCTTTCAGCAAGACCCAAATTACGACAAAGCCCGCGCTGTAATGCGAATCGCGGATTCGGCCTATTCAGGCCTTGTTGCAGGCGGCGCATTGGGTGGCGGTTCAGGCACAATCAAAGCCACCATCGCATCTGCACGGAATATTTTGGACAGTACTCGTCAGCAGATCCATGAAAAAACGGCCCCCGATGCTGAGTCGACAATCAATAATTTCGAGTTCGACGACCTTTCCCCAGAAGGTATGGCTACCGTCCCGTTGAACGAACTGCTGTACGCCGTCCAAGATACGCAACAAGGGCAGACGTTAGAAGCTGACCCTATTACCCAGGCAAACGCAGCCGCTGCGATACAAGAGCTTAATAGGCGCGCCGAGGAGATGGGCCAAAACCGATTCCAAGAGCTTGTACGGAGGGAGTTAGCACAAGGTACTGACCCCCAAGAAGACCGCCTTTCCGAAATCGAACAGGAGGTGTTCAACGAGACTGACCTTCCAGAAGCGGGTGCCACTGAGCAGCGCACAGCGCACGGAGAGCTAGAAGAACAGCCTCAAGGATTCGAGGAAAGGCTACTAGGGAAGAATAAAAAAGGCGATGGGTACGTCCCCGGCAGTCGTGCGATCCGAACTCGCATGAAGAAACTTCAAGAGGAAAACCCGGGTCGCCAGTACCGTCTAGTACAAAAAGACGGGGCTGAGTTCATCGAAGAGGTCATAGAGAGCAGTTTAGATGTCAGTGAAATCGTTAATGAAGGCACTATTAAAGCGCGATCCGGCACACAGCAAGGCGGTAAAGACCGTACGCTACAAGCCACTGACCCCCAAGGCAAAAAAATAAGCCTATCCCCAGCGGAACTTGCGCACGCAGGCATGCGAGCGAACAACAAGGACAAGGCCAATGCGTCTCACATGACGTACCCGCAGTTACTCATGTCCGGTTTTTTAAGGATGATTCAGGAGTTGGCGGATCGGGGTTTCGTAATCGACCTCGATGCATTACCAGCCAGCACTGTCATCGCGAAAGCTAACGGTAAAACGTACACATGGCAACGCCTCAAAAAAGCATGGGCCGCCAGGAAATACACCGAAGAGGGCTCCTCTTTCGATGGTAAGGCTGCGAAAGAGGAGCGCCTCATTGAAACTGAGGATAGCGTCGTCGAGACGATGCGCCAAATCGAGCAGCTGGAACGGGAATTGGACGCCAGCGCAGAAACTGGCGCTCAGCAAGAAACTAGCGGTCAGCAAGAAATGCAGCTGGAACGGGAATTGGACGCCAGCGCAGAAACTAGTGGTCAGCAAGAAATGCAGCTGTTGTTTGATGGGCAGAGTATCAACGATCAAATTGCCGCAGCAGAAAATGAGCTGGCAGAATTGGACAGCTCCCGCGAAGATCAGGCGAGCGAACTGGAGCGGAACGAAGAAGTAGAGACTGACACCATTGCGATGGGTGAGGCTCAGGCTGCGCAGGATGCTAAAAAAGCCCGCATCCTAGATGAGGACGGGAACCCCATTACATACCCAACGCGCAGAGGCACCAAACCCAAACAACAACGAAAAACAACACCCAAACAAAAACAGGAGGTATTCTCAAAAGAAGAAATTGAGGAAAATGAGGAAGCCCTAAAAGCAGAGATGCGTTTAGAAGGCATGAAGCCAATAAGGGAACAAATTGAGCAGCTGGAACGGGAATTGGACGCCAGCGCAGAAACTAGCGGTCAGCAAGAAATACAGCCATTGTTTGATGGGCAGAGTATCAACGATCAAATTGCCGCAGCAGAAAATGAGCTGGCAGAAGTAGCAAAAGCTAGGCAGAAGCCAAAGCCAAAGCCAAAAGTGAAAGCAAAAGCACAGCCTAAGCCTAAGCCAAAGCCAAAGCCAAAGCCAAAAGTGAAAGCAAAAGCACAGCCTAAGCCTAAGCCTAAGCCTAAGCCTAAGTCGAAGCTGCACAAACGCGACATGGGCAAAGTGTCCGTGTGGGGGACATTCCCCGATTTGTTTGCAAATTACGCCAATGCAATCATTTCGGCAGTCGGCATAAAGACCAAGGTCCATATAATTTGGGCTGAAGACGTTGAGGCTTTTAACGAACAAAATCCAGGTGCCATCGAAGGCGCAGTTATAAAGCATGCCCTTGAGGGTAAGCAAAAAGCATTTGTTGCCCAGCGAGATGGTAATGCGTACATCTTCATATCTAAAAACTTAGACAGCCCATACCGCCAGGCCATAACCGCAGCGATTTTGGGGCACGAGCTCGGGCACGTTTTGTTTAAAGAGAGTATCAATAGCTTGTCAGAGGCCAACCTCGCTAGACTGAAAAAGGCCTACCAAGAGCAACTTAAAACTAAGAGCAATAAACAGTACACAAATGATGAAGTGGGTTTTGAAGAATGGTATGCAGATCAGGTGGCTGTATGGGCCGAGAAGCAGACCAAGACCCCAAGTAAATTCACTGAGGCCCATTTCAAACGAGTTGCCGCAAAGATGCGTGAGTTGTGGCGCAAGTCGCGGCAGTTTGTTAGGAGAAATCTAAAAGGGCTGAACGAAAAGCAGAGGCAGGCTGTTAGGACTAATAAGGACCGTTTCACTCTCGAAGAAACCTTTGAACAATACATGGGTGCTGTTTTAGAGAGTGTCCACGGGCAGGAATCGACTGAACAAACGTCCAATGACACAGAGTTCCAGCGCACCTTTGACAGACTACAAGGCACGCCCGTTCTGACCAAGTTACGCGAGGCCATGCAACAAGTGTGGGACCTCGGACTCGTTGATGGTTTGCTGAAAGTTATCCTCTCCGCTGACCAATACGCACGGGTGCGTCTAGGAAAATATGGCCCAGCGTTCGCCAACCTATTTTACCACCGCACCCAAACGTCGAACGATACAAAAGGCGACATGCTCAACAAGCAACGCCATGCCCTAGACAAATGGAATGCACAGTTTGCCGAGATACTAGGTGAAGATAAAGAGCACGCAAACAAAGTTCTTGCAGAAATGCAGGCAGGCGTAAATATAGACCAGTCTATAGACCCCAAAATGCGGAAACATCTAGCTGACTTCTTCGAGCGTTTCCACCGCGACTACCTAAAAAAACGTATCCCAACAATAGGGAAGATACGAAACTACTTCCCTATTATATATAACACGCAAGCTATTCAGGCAAACCAAACTGCGTTCATCGCCGAACTGAAAAAAGGGGGGCTTACCCAGCAAGAAGCCCAAACCGTAACGCGAACAATGCTCGAAAACGACGGGGCTTTTATAGAGGACATACCGCACCACGAATTGTTCGGCCCTCAGTTCAATGCCAAGATGCGGCGCAAGCTGAAAAATATGGACACCAAGGCATTACAGGACTTAGGTTTCTACCAAAACCCCATGGTGGCAGTACAACTCTACCTAAAACAGGCGACCAAACACGCCGAGTACAATGTCATTAAGGATGAGGCAGAGGCGCTCATCAACAAAATGCCACCAAAGCAACGCGCACAGGCCCGTAAAATAGTGCTCGGGTATATGGGCCGTTTGGGGGCACACATTGACCCTACGTGGAACAAATACCAGTCGTACATCGCTGCGTTGCAGTTTGCCACGACCTTACTATTTTCAGTTGTCGCATCGTTTACCGACCTCGGCAACCCGATTGTTCGGGCAAAAGACATGGACGGTTTTAAAAGTGTACTGAAGAACTGGCGCGCATACATGAGCAAGCAAAGCCGCGAAGAGATGATCGAATTTGCAGAGCGCATCGGAGCTGCATCACGCGAGGCTGTTCAAGAGGCTTTGCACCAAGCGTACAACTCAGAGTTCATTGATCCGGGCGCACGCAAATGGTCTGATAAGTATTTCAAGATGATTGGTTTGGAGCAGTGGACCCGAATGACCCGAATTATCGCAGCTAATATAGGGCGTGATTTTATAGCGAACCACGCCAAAAAAGCAGCAGCGGGTGATGTACGGAGTGCCCGTTATTTGAGGGAGTTGGGCCTTGATCATGAGACTGCGACTAAGGGGTATAACCGCGAAACTGACACGATAGACCTAGCAACGCCGGAAGGCGAAGCAGTACAGGAGGCCATCCTCAAGTTCGTGGATGAATCCATCATCAGACCAAACCCCGCACAGCGTCCTACTTGGGCGAGTGACCCACATTACATGTTGGTATGGCAGCTGAAAAGTTTCTTCTATACGTTTGGCCAGATCATAGTCGGTGGTGTTGCACGAGAGATGCAATCGCGATGGGCAGAAGGGGATAGGGCGAAAGCAGCGTTGCCAGCCATGATTATGTTCGCCGCATTGTTACCGCTAGCAGCGATCGCACTCCAAACGCGCGAAATGATTAAAGGGGCATTCAAGGACGACGATCGAGAGGACCCAGAACAAGAGACCCTGGATTACTTATTCGAGCTAGTAGACCGTGCCGGTATTTTAGGCCCAATGTCCGTTATTAAAATGATGAACGACGCAGGGGACTACGGGCGTAGCGGAGTGGTTACTGCACTGGGCCCAACGGCGGGAACACTTGAAACATTCTTCACTGGAGATATGGGCGACCTAGCAAAACGTCTAACCCCCATTTACTCCCAATTATAAGCACCGCTTATATAAAAGTGATATACTGGTCTGGCATGTCAATGCTGAGAACAACCCTTTAACTGAGGTCAAAATGGCTTATTACGACACCATACAATTAGTAAAGGGCGACACGCTGCCTGAACTGAATTTAACTTTGCGTGACTCCAACACCGCAGCAACCGGCACAACGCTTGATGATGATGACGCATCGACGTGGGCTCCAATCGATTTAACTGGTGCCACGGTACGTTTAAAATTCAAAGCACTCGGCTCGACCGACGTTAAATCCACTATTTCTATGGCTAAACACGCCCCCCACACGGACGGCAAAGTGTTTATGCAATGGCCCGTGGGCGTATTGGACACCGCAGGCACATTCACCGGTGAAGTCGAAGTGACTTACGGCGACGGCAGTGTGCAGACCGTATTCGACCAGCTCAAATTTAAGGTGCGCGAGGACTACTAATGGCCTTGCGACTAGAAGCGACTAGCGCCCACCTCCAAATTGACAATGTTTATGTTGTCGATAATCGCGCGCGTCTAGCACTTGAGGTCGCAAGCCCATTCGCAACACTGGCTGAGCGCCTTTACGCACAGATGGTCGCCGCAGGCATTTGGGTCGACGCCGACAGCAAGAACCGTGTTCTTGCAGAGAGCGCAACCATCATCGACGCTACGACATGGGCGCTGACTAAAATGGCATCCGACGGGGTAGCCCCTGCGGACGCGATGCAATTCATACTCACCAAAGGGGTGACTGAGGTTGTCGCGCTCGCTGAGTCATTGTCCATCACGACATTGAAAGGGCTCACTGATCCGGCCTACACACTCGACACCGCGACGTTGCTGCTTACCAAGCCAATCAATGACGCCGTTGCCACACTCACGGACTCGCACTACTACGCCCTGGTTAAAAGCGTCGAGGAACAAATCGCGCTCACTGATGTAATTGATGTGGCCCATAACGTCGTGCGCGGATTCACTGACAACGCCGTGCTCGCGGACACATTCGCTCACAGCGTGGAGTTCCAACGCCAATTCACCGATTTTGTAGCGGTTGACGATTTTTCAAACGTCGATCGCAACTTCACAGCCAACAAACACAATATTGCAGCCGTGAGTGACCATCTTGCACTCACGGTCGGGTTAGCGCCAACGGACACTGTGCAGCTAACTGATGTCGCGCGGTTCATCGTCAATCAAGCGCTGACAGATTCTTTGAATATGACTGATGTCGTCGATGTCACGATTATTTACGGGGCGGTGCCAGTACTCGGCAACGTCTATTTAAACCAATCCACATTTGGGTGATTAAAATGATTAACGATCAGATAAGTCTGACAGGCGCTTTGACTGTCACAAAAAACGGTCAAGTTGTACGTGAGATTAACAACTTGGTCGTTACCGCCGGTAAGGCGCTTGTTGCGTCACGACTCGCCGATGCAGGCGCAGTGGTTAGCCACATGGCTGTCGGTACCAGTTCGACAGCAGCCGCAGCCGGTAATACCACCTTGGGTGCTGAAGTTGACCGCAATGCACTAACCGTCAATGGCGGCACAGTCTCGGGCACCGCAGTCACATACGAATGCACTTGGAATGCAGGCGACGGCACAGGGGCGTTGACCGAAGCAGGGCTATTTAATGCGGCTTCTAGTGGCACCATGTTGGCGCGCACCACCTTTGCGGTGGTGAATAAAGGCAGTGACGACATCGTTACGATTTCATGGGTTGTAACTATTTCTTAAAATTGGAGTAAACGATGGCCATTCAGTTCACCAATGACGCGTCGACGTTTTTAGCCGCGAATATTTCCGCCGCCGCTACGTCCATTACGGTGGCGGATGCGTCGTCGTTCCCTGCACTTGGGGCAACGGATCACACCTATATTACGCTCTCGACGCCGGATAATTCGGCCAAAGAGATTGTCAAATGTACGGCCATCTCAGGCACAACGCTCACCGTCATACGTGCCCAGGAAGGCACGACGGCGCAGTCGTTCACTACGTCGGATCGCGCACAGATTCGCATCACTGCGCAATTGTTCCGCGACGTGATGGCCGCGTTTGCGTCCCTGGACACCTTTAAGTACACCGCGACGGCTGGGCAGACCACTTTTAGTGGCTCGGATACCAACGCAGCAACGCTCACGTACACCTTAAACAACATTATTGTGATTCTGAACGGTATCAGCCTTGACGCTAGCGACTTCACTGCCACCAGTGGCACAAGTATCGTGCTGGCCACAGGGGCGGCTGCGGACGATGAACTGGTTGTCGTCGCCTTCAAGTCGTTCACGTTAGCCGATCATTACGATAAGACTGCCTCCGATGCGAAGTACCGCACACTGACAGGCGATCAAAGCCACGGCGATAACGTCAAGGCTAAGTTCGGTAATTCTGATGATCTGGCCATATTCCATGATGGGTCTAATAGCTATATAACTGACACTACTGGCGGCAACTTCTTCATTAATGACGATGGTGCTGGCTATCTTATGATGAAGGGCAGTGACCTTTACTTTAGAAACCCAAGTAACGTTGACATGATTCATGCCCAGTCTGGTGGGTATGTAAAGCTATACCACAACGGCAGCGAAAAACTAGAAACCACAAGTTCTGGTGTCGATATAAGCGGCACAGTCACGGCAGTAGGCGGCGCTGCAAGCAATAATGATGATGCGAATATTATGACACTTAACGCATCAGAACACGCTAGGTTATTAATAGATACATCTTCTACTAGCGGCCATAGAGCAACTTTAGCTTTAGAATCAAACGGGAATGAAACAACACTTTCAAATACAGGAGCAAATTCATATCTTACTGCCGATACAGGTCAGTTGTTCCTTAAAAGTGCCGCAAGCAATGTTTGGTTGAATGGTACTGAGTGTGGTATGACCAATACTGATGACACTGAATATTTGATTAGAGCTACTTCAAATGGCTCAGTTAAACTTTACTATGACGGTGTTAAGAAACTAGAAACCACAAGTTCTGGTGTCGATATAAGCGGCACAGTCACGGCTGATGGTTTGACTGTGGCAGGAAGTGACTACCAGCTTAGAATTAATCAGGGTTCTAATCAGCCTTACTACATACGTCATGCCTCTGATAACAGTTTGCGGATGCACCTTAATGGGACAGGAGACTATGTAACCATCGACTCTAGCGGTAACGTGGGTATTGGTGTCACGCCTGAGAGTTGGAATACTGGGGGTTATGTCACAGGTTTTGATATGGGAGGCGGCGCTATATTTTCCTATAAAAATGGGGCTAACCTTCAATTTAACCTACTAAGTAATTCATATTACTCAGGCACTGGGTATAAGTATTCTAACAGTGGATCAGCAGCTGCCCATGAAATATCTAATGGGGGGCATTATTTCCAAGTAGCCCCAAGCGGCACAGCAGACTCAGCGATTAGCTGGACTACTGCGATGACTATTGATAACAGCGGTAACGTGCTGGTGGGTACTACCGCCACTGACACAGCCGCAGTTGGTTTTAGATATAGGGCAAGTTTAGATGCTATCTCATCGGTATCTGATGGAGGAATATCTGCATATTTTGGTAGACGTAGTTCTGATGGCGATATTGTAGCCTTCCGCAAAAATGATGCAATTGTAGGTAGTATTGGTACTACTGGCGGCGAAATGTACATTGGCAGTGGCGATTGCGCACTTAGATTTAATGATGGTGGCGATCAAATACGAGTTTCAACAAGTACTGGTTCAAACAGGGACGGTGCTATTGACTTAGGCTTTACAGATTCTCGCTTCAAAGACGGCCATTTCTCAGGCACAGTGAATGCTGGTGGTCTGGTGGTTAATGCAGGCGCTTCCAACGTAGTTGCCACTTTTGAAAGCACCGATAGTGTTGGCGCAATCGAACTAAAAGACTCGTCAGGCACTTGTGAACTGAGTACCTCAAATAGCGGTTTCAGTGTACAACCAAACGGAGGGGCAAGCGTACTAACTGTTGACTCTAGCGGTAATATGGATATTAGCGGCACTACTGGTCAAATATCTAGTGCATCTACAGACGAAGGAGCAGTTTTACGATTATCAAATAAAAAATCATTTGAAAATGGTTATGATGGAAACGCTTTTGTTGGTGGGATTGAATTTTATACTCAGGATAGCTCAGAAGGGGGCCCACAAGTATTTGGCGCTATTAAACAAAGACAATTAAATTATTATAATAATCAAGCAATGTGCTTTTTTACAAGCACATATAACGGAAGCTTAACAGAACGCCTCAGAATCGACTCCAGCGGTAACTCCATATTTGGTGGTGGCTCACTGTACGGCTCTAACACTGTTTCTATAACGGCTGCGAGTGGTATAGATCAACGTTGGCAGTCTGGCGTAGCACACAGCAATTTACAAAATGCTATTTCAGGTGTGTCAAATGGATTCCAAACGGAGCAGGATAGTTCCAATAATCTCACATACACTTTCCACACTGGAGCTAACGCAGTTGGTTTAAAACTCGACTCCAGCGGTAATCTCGGCATAGGTGTCACGCCTGAGAGTTGGCATACTGGTTACAATGCTTTGCAGATTGGCGGTAGGGGTTTCCTTGCTGCCCACACAGGTAGTGACTGCTACTTAGGGCAGAATGCCTATTACAATAATGGCTGGAAATATATAGACACCGGCAATGCTGCCTCATTTATCCAGCAATCGGGCGGTTTGATTCAACATTTTGTAGCCCCAAGCGGCACAGCAGACTCAGCGATAAGCTGGACTACTGCGATGACGATTGATAATAGTGGTCGAGTTATAATGGGTACAAGTACCACTGGCAATCATCCGAGCTGGTTTGGTAGTGGCACAAGAACTGGTTTGTGTATTCAAGGTGGTGGCGGTGGCCCTCACGTTCTTTATCTAAAGAATAATGACACTAGCGGTGGGGCTAATATGATTCAGTTCGTAGACGGCTCTGGTGATATTTGTGGTGCTATTAACTCTAATGCCACATCAAATACCACATCTTATTCAACAACCTCAGACTACCGTGCTAAAGAAAACGTCACACCTATGACTAATGCATCTGAACGCTTGATGCAGCTAAAGCCAAGCAACTTTAATTTTATTACTGACCCTGAAACCTTATGGGATGGTTTCTTGGCCCATGAAGCGCAAGCGGTTGTACCTGAGAGCGTTGTAGGTGACAAAGATGCCATGCGTGACGAAGAGTATGAAGTCACTCCAGCTATTGAAGCCACCTTTGATGATGAAGGTGAGGAACTTACAGCAGCCGTTGATGCAGTTATGGGTACTCGTTCAGTGCCCGATATGCAGGGCATAGATCAGAGCAAGTTGGTTCCATTATTAACGGCGGCTCTGCAAGAAGCACTGGCCCGAATTGAAGCATTGGAGAATAAATAATGAGCAGAGCAAGAAACCTCGCAGACCTACTCGACAGCAGCGGTGATGTTAAGTCTGCGAGTTTAGACAACGAAATCTCGCTGGGCGACAACGTCAAAGCCAAGTTTGGTGCTGGTGATGATTTGCAGATTTACCATGATGGTAATGATAGTTACATAACTGATACAGGTACGGGTCTTTTATTTATAAGAGGTAGTTCAGGCGTAAGAATACAAGGTGCTAATGGCGAAAACGGTATTACATTAAATGAAAATGCCTCAGCAGATTTGTACTATGACAACTCAAAGAAACTAGCCACCACTTCATCTGGTGTCGATATTAGCGGCAACTTGCAACTAGGTGGCACAAACATAATTAACTCTGGGTTGGCTATGTACAACCTCGAATCATTTAAGATGGCAGATGGTAAGAAAGCGATCTTTGGCTCTAGTGATGATCTTCAAATCTACCATGATGGCAATCACAGCATCATTGAAGACGTAGGTACAGGGGCTATCAAAATCAAGGTCGGTGATTTCCGAGTTGAGAATGCGTCCGGCAACAATCTGATCAAAGGTGTCGGGGATGTAGCCTCATTGCACCATGCAGGAGCAACCAAGCTAGCCACCACAAGTTCTGGTGTCGATATAAGCGGCAGTGTTACTGCTAATACTGAAATCGAAGTGACAGGGAGTAGTGCCTACCTCCGTTTAACTTCAACAAGCGGAACGGGCGAGTGTGAATTACGCCTAGGTGATTCTGCCGATACTGACGCAGGTTCTATTGCATACCAAAACAATGGTGATTATATGCAGTTCAGAGCGGGTGCTGCTGAACGTATGCGCATCGACAGTGCTGGTCGCATGATGCTTGGTCAGACTTGGCCTTATGCACCGACAGGTGGTGGGTTCACACCACTTACGCTTACTGGAAGTGGCAACTCAAGGACAGATCTTGTGGTGTCAAACCAAACTAACGGTGCTGACTCAGGTGCAGCAGTGGTGTTAGGTGCTTATGGTGCTGATCACATCATCGAAGGACAGTCTGCCGCGCAAGGCGGAGCTTTAACCTTTACAAAAAGCGGCTCAGAACGCCTCAGAATCGACTCTAGCGGTAATGTGCTGTATGGCAAAATGGACGCTTCGATTGCGGTTGAAGGTACATTTATCGGGGGTGGTGGTAACAACGGCACTGTTGAGATAACCCGTGACCAAAACCGACCTTTACGGCTCAACCGCACAAGCAGTAATGGCTCGATTTTAGAGCTACTTAAAGATGGCAGCACCGCAGGTATTATTGGCGCGGTTGGAACGCAATCATATATTCATGGTGGGGGTACAGATGTAGGTCTTTACTGGGGTTCTAATAATATTTACCCATATAGGCAAGCAGGACTTAACGATGCCACTATTGATTTAGGTCAATCTTCTAAACGCTTCAAAGACCTTTACCTAAGCGGCAGCGTATACATAAGTGGTCAACGGATTAGCTCAGATGGCAGTGGTTCACTTGACATTGGTTACGGTAAAACAGGTACCACAAGCGTTCTCGATATATACGACAACACTAGCAAGGTTTTCACTGTTAAACGCGGCGGTAACGTCGGCATAAACCACGGATTAGGCGGTGGTAACATGAACTCTAAGTTCAATGTTTTTGCCGATGGAGAAGCACTCAGATTAGATGGTACTGCAAATACATCCCGAACACTTAGGTTTAGAAATACCGGAACAAATGGATCTTCTAACGCTATCATCACATCTGATGGAACATTACAAATAAAAAATGAAGATGCTAATGCTGCACTGTATTTCAACTCTGTAAGAAATATGGACTTCCAAGTAACATCTGGAAATGGTACGGCTGGTCACTTTACATTCTCCTCTTACAATACAGAGATTATGAGAATTGACGGAGCAAATAATAGAGTCGGCATAGGCAGCTCGGCACCTTCACAGAAGCTTACGGTTTATGAGAATAATTCTAGTTACGGCAGTACAGCAATCCATGTACATAATGATAAGGCTGATGACGCAGCAATACTTATTTTGGAAGGTAAGCGTTCATCAACTAATGACACAGCCCAGATCATCATGGCTAACGATGGGGATAATGTAGCTGCCATCAAAGCGTACTCTGGTGCTGATGAAGGTGAGCTGCGCTTTTACACTAGCCCAACAGGTTCGGGTGATGTACTCACACAACGCCTCACCATTGACAGCTCTGGTCGTGCTTTGATTGGAATAACAGGCGCGTCTGGTTATGGGCAACTTGAAACCACAACGTTCACAACAGAAGGTCAGTGTATTCTGGCACGAACAGGCGGTGAGGTATTGGTCGGCACAGCGAGTAACGTAGTCGCTTCATCCAATGCTAAATTCGACATGGTGTTTCCTGATAATAGTGGCATTGCGATGGGGTCAGCCTACACCTATGCCAATATTTATGGCAGCGGCGGCGATCTTTACCTACGCGCAAACGCATACCCAGCGAACACAGGCAGTCCATCAAAGATTCACTTACAAACAGCCAACGGTTCGGGCGGTCAGGCGAGTGAGGTTGTCATTGATAATGGCAACGTGGGCATAGCCACCCAGTCACCTACGGCTCCATTAGAAATAAAGAAAAGTGCTAATTTCTATACAAGCTCAACATCCTCTTGGACAAACTCTGTCTATGTAGGCACAAGCGGCAAGTCGTATACAGTCAGCCTAGCTAGTTCTGAAAACAACTACAGCCAGCAGTGGTCTGTGAGTGGTAGCCCAGTCTACGGTACATGCTACGCCCACATGGTCGGTGATAGTGGCCATGCTCACTCAAAGGATATCCAATTTCGCGTTAATAGTGGGTACTTGCAATTTAAGAATGTTAGCTATTCTACTGGGCGAAACGTCGTAGTTTATCAACTTTCAAGGAGCGTGTAGTAATGATTGTATATAAGTTAACTTCGACCTTCTATTTTGAGACTGAGCTGGAAGTTGAAGATATTGTATTGGATGACTACACAGTAAGTGTAGCTCCCCCAAGTGACAGCATTAATCCTAGATGGATAGATAATCAGTGGGTCGATGTGTCTGACGAAGTTCGTGATAACGAGGCTCAGGAGCAACGGAACCAAATAGACATAAATTTGGCTGCTATGGAATACCTAAGCTCAACTGACTGGTATGAAATCAGAGCTATCAACGGAAAACCCGTCCCCGAAGATATTTTACAAAAGCGACAAGAGGCAAGAGAGGCTATCGTATGAGCAGAACCAACCGAAGAACCAACCGAAGAACCAACCGAAACCGAAGAGGCTTAACCCTATGAGTAACAACACCGTAATGATTAATGACAGCAGCTATGTGTTTGATGACATGTCGGAAACAGCACAAGCGGCATATCAGCAGCTTTTATCGCTGCGTAACCAGATGGCTGATCTATCCATGCGACAGCAACAGATCGCCGCAGCACAGTCAGTGTTTGAGCAAGCGCTGGGAGAAGAGTTAGCCAAGCAACCAGAAGAAGCTGAGTTAGCCGCAGAAGGCTAAGGAGTGACGTATGAATCCCATCCTGACATTTATTGGCAATATCCTGACGGGCGGCGGGGTGGTCACCGAAGTGGTGAAGACCGGCGCGGCGTTTGTTAAGGGTAAGATCGAAACCAAGCGCGTGGCAGTTGAGGCGGATAACCGTATTCGCCAAGAGTTGCTGCGGCAAGGTGGCAGTTGGGATGAGATTCACGCACAAAACGCAGGCAATAGCTACAAAGACGAGTTTTGGACCATTATTTTCGCCATCCCATTGGTCATGTGCTTCATTCCGTCCCTGGTGCCTTATGTTGTCGAGGGTTTTGCGGCCTTGGACGGCATGCCGGAGTGGTACCGCTATGCAGTGGGCACATTAGTTGCCGCCAGTGTTGGATTTCGCAAGCTTACGGACGTAATGGGCAAGCGAAAAACTTAACTTTGCTATATAATATAAGCAGTGCTAATACATCGGAACAGTTATGCAAGACCTAGAAAAGCGGGTGACAAAGGTTGAGTTCGCAATTGATGCCCACGCAGATCAGCTGGCTGAACTGCATGCTGTGTCAAAAGAGTTGCACACCACGCTCAGTGGTATTCAGGCAACCCTCATGCAGATCAAATGGATCGCCATAGGGGCATTGTTAGTTGTGCTCATCAGCGACAGCGCGCTTGGAGCACAACTATTGAAGATGCTAGCGTGAACAGCTGGAAATATTTCTCCGAGGAGGAGCTGAAGTGCAGCCACACGGGCAAATGCCTCATGGACCCAGGCTTTATGATCACCCTCGAAGCTATTAGAAAAAAATGTGGTTTCCCCTTCACAATAACCTCCGCGTATCGCGATCCAACGCACCCTATTGAAGCTAAAAAATCTAAGCCCGGTGCACATGCTAGCGGTCGTGCTATCGATATTGCCGTGCGCGGTGACAAAGCACTAAAACTAATCAGAGTTGCATTTGAGTTTGGTATTACGGGCATCGGCGTACAGCAAAAAGGTGGGGGTCGATTTATCCACCTAGATGACTTAGGGCTCAGTGAAGGGTTCGCAAGACCAAATATTTGGAGTTATTAAATGGCCAGTTTCAGCGTCTCAGAGTTCAACGGTATCGCGCCTAAAATCGCACCCCGCCTTTTGGGGAGTTCCGTTGCCCAGGCAGCGGACAACGTGCGTTTGGATTCAGGCCGTTTAGAAGCATTACCCAACGCCAGTGCCTCAGTTCACACGGTGCCATCAGGCACTAATACAGTGTACCTCTACTCAGGTTCCTACTGGAAGAATTACACTGCACAGGTAGATATTGTGGAGGGCCCAATTGTTAATGACGTGACTGAACGCGTGTACTATACAGGTGAGACCTACCCAAAGATCTACCGTAACGATGGTGGCCCATATCGCCTAGGGGTTCCAGCCCCTACGACAACGCCCAGCGTCACAGTAACGGGCACAGCTGATGCGGACGCCCTCGAGGAGAGTAGAAGCTATGTCGTCACATTCGTCACAAGTTGGGGAGAAGAAGGACCCCCATCAGCTGCTAGTACACCAGTTGAGTATCGAGACGGAGAAACTGTCACGGTCACTCTGCCAGCTATCCCTACTACTAGCGGCCTTAATTTTAGTTCGGGTGCTCTAAAGCGCATCTACCGCACCAACACAGGCAGCAGTGGTACGAGCTATCAGTTCGTCGCTCAGTTGCCATATACCGCAACCACGCTAGTGGACTCTGTCGCCAACAACGCACTGGGGGAAGTGATCCCATCAGTGTCTTGGATGCGGCCACCAGACGATGACACTGCAATGTTCCCAACGGGCGCTATGCAAGGACTTTGCTCAATGGGCAACGGCATCATGGCGGGGTTCAGCGGCAAAACACTGTGTTTTTGTGTACCTTATCTGCCCCATGCATGGCCTGTTTCATATCAGTTAGCTACTGAGTCCGACATTGTCGCAATCAAACCAGTGCCCGGCGGGCTAGTAGTAGGTACGAAAGGCAAGCCCTACATTGCACAAGGTACAGATCCAGCGTCCATTAGCCTAATTCAGTTAGAGAGTGACCAAGCGTGCGTAAGTAAGATGTCCATGGTGGATATGGGCGGCTACGTGATGTACGCATCGCCTGACGGTTTGGTCGCAGTTGAGGGCGGTCGAGTTCAAATAGTCACAGAACCGCTACTTCGTCGGTCACAGTGGCAAACGTACAACCCGTCTGTTATGAAAGCGATGAACTACGAAGGCACTTACATTGCCTCGAACGCATCGCAGAGCATCGTGTTTGATCCTCGCGGTGGTAAGAACTCATTAACAACGTGCAGCGACACATTCACCGCAGCGTATAACCACCTTGAGACAGACACCTTATACTTTGTGGACGGTACGTCCGTGAAGAAGTTTGGGCAGGGCACAGGGTCCTACAGCTACACATGGAAATCCAAGCCATTTACTAGTACTGCACCACGCAATTTAGGTTGGGCGCGGCTCGATGCCGATACCTACCCCGTCACACTGAAACTCTACGCCGACACTGTATTGGTGGCTACGCAAAGCGTCACGGACAGTGAGCCATTTCGTTTACCTTCGGGCACTCGTGCAAAGCAGTGGGAGATTGAACTGTCTGGCACAAGTGCAGTGAACAGCGTCGCTATCGCAGACAACATGGCTGAATTAATATGACGCGACGCACCGGGCTACCTGCTCTACCACAACTACCAACATCGGTTGACCCCAAGTTACGTCCTATATTGGCTGCAATAAAAGAGGCCCTAGAAGTTCAGATCGGGCATCGCGGTGAAGACGTGGACAAGGCAGTAACGTTTCGTGATCTGATTGACAGCGGTATTGTGAGTCTCCCATCAGGGGCCATCGCTGGTGGTGGCACGATCCTACCGATCACAAATCCAGGGGACCTTACAACCCCCCCTGTGCCTAGAAACCTAGCAGCCAATGGCACATTCACTAATGTGATTTTGTCATGGGACGGCGGGTTCAGGCACCCGCTTGTGGCAGCAACTGAGGTATTTAGGCATACGTCCGATGACCTCACAGCGGCGGCTCATATTGGTAGTACTCCCGCACACATATACGTTGACACAGTTGAACCAGGCACAACGCACTTTTACTGGGTTAGATTCCGCTCACCGGCGGATGTTGCTGGTCCTTATAATGGTACAGCGGGCACCTCTGCTACTACCAGCAAAAAAGTAAGTGACCTGCTAACTGACCTCAATGACGCCATTGGGCAGACACACCTGTCGACTGTGCTTTCCACTGAAATCGATGCGATACAAATCAACGGCAACAACATTACCGCCGAGGTAGCTGACCGTATCGCGGCTATTTCGGGAGAAGCTGCTAGCAGGGCAACAGCTATTTCGGGAGAAGCTGCAACGCGTCTTGCGGACATAAACGCTGAAATCTTAGCGCGAACAACGGGGGATGGGGTACTCCAAGGGAATATCGACACTGTATCGGCCACGGTCACCACGCAGGGTACCAACATCACAGGGAATGCGAATGCAGTTGGAGCTTTGGTTATTCGCGTGACGGATAATGAGGGTGACATTTCGACTAACGCTACTGATATTACGGCGTTGGAAACCACGGTTAACAATCCCACTACGGGTGTAGCCGCTTCGGCCAGTGGGCTCACAGCGTTGGAAACCACAGTTACAACGCAGGGCAGCGACATTTCGACTAACGCTACTGATATTACGGCGTTGGAAACCACGGTTAATAACCCCACTACGGGTGTAGCCGCTTCGGCCAGCGGGCTCACAGCGTTGGAAACCACAGTTACAACGCAGGGCAGCGACATTTCGACTAACGCTACTGATATTACAGCGTTGGAAACCACTGTTAACAATCCCACTACGGGTGTAGCCGCTTCGGCCAGCGGGCTCACAGCGTTGGAAACCACAGTTACAACGCAGGGCAGCGACATTTCGACTAACGCTACTGATATTACAGCGTTGGAAACCACTGTTAACAATCCCACTACGGGTGTAGCCGCTTCGGCCAGTGGGCTCACAGCGTTGGAAACCACAGTTACAACGCAGGGCAGTGGTATTTCGACTAACGCTACTGATATTACGGCGTTGGAAACCACTGTTAACAATCCCACTACGGGTGTAGCCGCTTCGGCCAGTGGGCTCACAGCGTTGGAAACCACAGTTACAACGCAGGGCAGCGACATTTCGACTAACGCTACTGATATTACGGCGTTGGAAACCACTGTTAACAATCCAAATAGCGGTGTAGCCGCTTCGGCCAGTGGGTTAAATACACTTAGCACAACCGTAACCACGCAAGGCTCTGAAATAACGGCCCAAGCAACTGACATCACTACCTTGAACACCACCGTTGGTGATCATTCGTCGTCGATCGCGACGCACACATTGTCTATCGCAGGCATCAGTGCTGAGAACTACGTCAAGGTTGATGTGAACGGTAACGTCGCGGGTTACGGTATTTACGGCAGCTCGACGTCCAGTGAATTTGCCGTCAACGCAGGCGTATTTAAAATCGCAGATGGGTCGAGTTCAGTGCAACCGTTCGCAGTGATTACCGGCGCGGGTTTGACGGTAGCGTTGAATGGCACACAATACACGAACACGACGCAGGCTTGGCAGCAGTCCAACCATCCCACAGGTCGGTGGTTCGCCGCTGGCACCTACATTGACACAGCGCTGATCGCGGAGGCGTCAATTGACGCGGCTAAGATACATAATTTAACCGTTGATTTTGCGAATGTAACAGGTACGTTAACAGCTTCCCAAGTCAGTGCTATCACTGTGACGGGTAGCATGATTGCAGCTAGTCAGACTATAGTTTCCCCGACAATCTATGGCGGGACAATCACTGCGGGTACGTCCTTAACCTCCCCGGTTATTAATGGCGGAACAATCACTGGCGCATTAGTGCTATCTGGATCTACAGGTCTTATTACCGAAGCTGGTGGGTCGCATTACGGCTACAACACCGCTGTTACTATGGACGTAACTGCTACATCCACGGCAGCGACTACTCAAGCGCAGGGCAACATAAAACCCTATAACTACCAATACACAACACCCCCTAGCCCCGCGTTGAAATCACCCGCGTCTAATCTTTGGCGCTACCGCAGACAGAACGTATCTCCAGATTTATCAGGGTCGGTGTATATCACGAACGTGGGGGGATTAATCAACTCTAATGGTAATTCCACTCAAACACATTGTACGGTTACGATTAAATTACGCGAAAAGGTGTCAGGGACAGTTCGTAGTACGAAGGCATTCAATATCAACTCATTTAATAGCGGGGATGATGCGACAAAAACACTGACATTGACAGGGAGTAACGGCGGATACAGCTACACCCTTATCCACCAGTACCGTACAGAGACAGGGTCAGATGGCCATACTACATACTACTATCATCGCATGGTTCCGCACACGATGACATTCACTGCCACGCCTACGGGCACGGTTGCTTTCAATGATTCGACGAGCACAGGGATGGTAGCCGAAGTAGTCATAAGCAACATCGCCACTGCTTACGCTAGCGTCGGTAATCGAACCATCCGTATACAGGATACCGCTGTAAATGACTATTAAACAATACACTGCCGCAGGGCTGCGCAAAACAACCAGTGATGGCCTCTCTGATGAATGGTTAGCGGCGATAACCCCTGCATTCCCCGACGTACTTACTGGGGCGTATTGTCTTTATTCAACAAAGCTCTCAGAAACCGTGTACGAAGTAACGATCCAAGGCGTCCACGCGAAAAGTTTGCCCGTATCGGGCGCTAAACTCACAGCCTTTTATAAACTGATTCTGGATACAGCTGCGGGAACGTCAACAGTTGAAGTTTATTATTGGGGGATCGCGTGTGATATTCCAGAAGAACATATCCCCATCGGTGCACCTCCATCGGCACTGGGGTCTTCGATCTTACATAGTTCACCTGAAACACTGAGCCTATACCTCGCACTGGATGGTGGTATCCCTGATGCCGAACTCAACAGGGTACTGAGTTTGTGGGGGTTGGAAGAAGTACCTAACGAGGCCCACATTGCTAAGGCTGATTTCATTGATGGTGTTTTTGTCGGCGCTACTTACTATACGTGGGTGAAAGTATGATTAATTTAATTAACAAAAACATCCAAGCGTACCACTTTTCAGATCAGCATCGCGTGATACTAGCCACAGGTTTCCGTGCAGGGTGTGGACAGTCGGTACTGGCGCACAGTATCGCCACATTCTTATCAAAGCAAGGGCATAGTGTTGCGCTCGTTAGCCCTGAGAGCAACGGTGTAAACTCGAAGGGTTTCACTCAGTACATGAGGGCCGCATTAGGTAAAACCAATGATCTCCCCTACAGCCTGAAGTCAATTGGCGACGATGTTACCTCGTTTGACAGGGTCATCTATGAGTCGTTGCTCTCGGAGCCACAGGAAGTGGGCATGTGTGTTTACATTACCCCTGAATTCCAAGAGGACGCTGAGTTAGGTATCAGTTGCCCAGAAGCCACGCAGTTTCGCGCAAAAGTACAGGCAGCTCTTGCTTCGCGTTGGCCTGACATACAAACAGAATTTACCCCCATACACAGCGCCACGCTAGCCCCGCAACAAGAACTCTTAGCCCAAACGGATTGGATGGTTATACGCGAACTAGAGCGGCGCTTTTTATCAGGTAGCTCTATTGAAATGCTACGCCGTTATTTACGCGACGCAAAACTCGATGGATGGAGACCTGGAACACGAATTTAAACCATCACCCACAGAAGGAATTGACCGTGTCATCTAAGCGACAACGCAACACTCAAGAAGCACGTACGAAATCCACCGAAAAATTTGCAGAGGAACGTCAACGCCCACCCCTACAACCGAAAACACCGAACCAGGATAAATATTTAAAAGCGTTAAAAAATCCCCACTGCCCAGTGATCATTGCATCAGGTGTGGCAGGCTCAGGTAAAACCTATCTGGCGTGTGCCTATGCCGCAGATCAATTCCTACAAAACCGCGTACAGAAGATCATCCTGTGCCGCGCAAACATTCCCACTGGCCGCTCGTTGGGCGCATTCAAAGGTGACAAAGACGATAAAATGTTAAATTGGGTCATGCCTATGGTGGATGTCTTGAAACAACGCATGGGGTCAGCGCGCTTTGAGATCGCCCTGAATAATGGCGACATTGAACTGCAACCGCTAGAGACTATTCGTGGCCGTAGCTTCGGTGGTGAAAAGGAAGGCGCTGTTGTACTGATCGACGAAGCACAGCAGATGACGGTTGAAGAGATCAAAGCCGTGACCACACGGATCGGTGAGAACTGTATGTTGGTGCTGATGGGTGACTTAGCCCAGTCGGACATTAAGCAGGCGTCCGGTCTCGGCGTGCTGATTAAGCTACTTGATAAACATCAGCTGCCCATTACTGTTGTCGACTTTGAAATAGCAGACATCCAACGCAGCGATACCTGTCGTATGTTTGTTGAACTCTTCTACAAAGAGGGTATATAACATGGAATCTTTTTTCAGTGCATTGGCCTTTTTAATTGAGGCCCTAACGATCGGCGGCATCGCCGCAGTGATCCTAGCAGTGGTTGGTATTGTGCCCATTAAGGTTTACAGGTACATTGAGATACACGTTAGCGATAAGGAGGAGGCGGCACGGATTTTGAAATCGTGGGGCCTCGAATTAGGTAGTGATGAGGAAGATGACGACGAGGGCGAGGACCAGTAAAAAACGGACGCACTAACGGACGCAGTAAGAAATTGCACCTGATTGTAAGTAATTGCTTTACATTGTTTTTAATTGCACTATAATAGCCTCCATAGCGGATCGGGAAATCAACTAAGTCGTTGATAAGTATGGAGATTTGGCATAGCTTAGGCTAACGAATCCCGTCCGTTCCGCCATTTATTTTTTTGTTCGTTATAAGCCACCTTGAACTTGGCTTATAGTTAAAAAATAAATAGCACTTAGTACATGGGTGATTAGCTCAGTTGGGAGAGCATCTGCTTTAC